TAAACATTTAAAAAACATTAAAACAGTATGGCAACATTTAAAGCGATCGTTTTCCAAACAGGAAGACATATAAAACAAGATGGAACATCAAATATAAAAATTAGAATCTATCATAATAGAGAATCCCAGTATATAGCAACCAGCTACTATATCCGCCCAGAAAACATGGATGCCTCCGGCCGGATCCTACCCAACGTACCAAACAGTGAAATGATAGAGTACGAAATAAATGCGTATATCCAAAAGATCAGGAGAGAGTATTTGAAGCTAGGACAAGAAAGAACCCAATTTATGTCATGTAAGGACCTAAAAGAAGAAATAGAAAAATCATTAGTTCCTGATGCCGAATTTATAGACTTTGTAGAGTTTACCCAAAATATAGTAATTCAAACGGAAAAGAGAAAAACTGCCGATTGGTACAGATCCTCTATCGATACCCTATGTTGGTACATGAAAAGAAAAAAGATAGATATAAAACTTATCACTTCATTCCTGCTGAATAAGATGATCAAAGACTTATATCACTCCGGACCTGCCGGCACACCTTTAGAACCAGGCACGGTAAGCCACTATCTTAGGGGGATAAGAGCATTGTATAACAAAGCAAAACTCTATTATAATAACGAAGACTTTGATATTATAAGGATTCCCGGCGACCCATTCAAGAAAGTTGAAATCCCGGAGTATCGGAGAAAACGGAAGAATATAGATACCAACACCTTATTAAAAATCCGAGATTTTCAGTCTGATAAGAAATGTACTAATATGGCTCGTGATGTCTTTATGATGATGTTCTATATGATGGGAATCAATATCAATGATCTATATAGTATATCATGTGAACGTCGTGGAAGGCTGGAATACACACGTTCAAAAACAAAAACGCGGAACAATCATGAACAAATACCGCTTTCGATAAAAATAGAACCGGAACTCCGCATCCTCCTTGATAAATACACAGAGGGTTATTTCCTCTCCTACTTTCATACCAACTATTGTAACTTGAATAATTTCATGCGTGCAATTAATAATGGGCTGAAAGACATTTGCTTGAATTTAGAGATTGATTTTAAAGTTACTACTAATTGGGCTCGCCACACATGGGCTAGTTTAGCAAGAAATAAAGCCGGAGTACCAAAAGCTGACATCGACTTCTGCCTCGGCCATGTGAACAATGACTATAAAATGGCTGATATCTACATTGATATAGATTATAGTATTTGCGACAAGGCAAATCGCGCTGTATTGGATTTATTGCAAAAAAAAGAAGAAAAAAAAGACTGAAACGTTTGCAAATACAAAAACTCTATATATATTTGCAGACATAATGGTGTTGAGCTGGATAAAACAATGATTTTATCCGGCTTTTGTTGTTCCTATACAATTCAATAGCTTTTAATTACTGAAACCTATCTCCTCTTTATGTTATGCGCCAAAAAACAATGACGCATGGAAATTACAGTATCAAAAACAGCTTTATCAGATAAGCTAAAATCAGTCGGGCGAATTATACAGCCTAAAAACTCATTACCTGCCTATGACAACTTTTTGTTTGTTGTCGATGAATTTGGAGTCATTCTAGTAACCGCAGGAGAAGAAGGAGGACGCATCTCTACAAACATTGATGGTGCCGCAGACTTCACCAATTACACTTTTATGGCTAATGCCAAAACATTACTTGACGGATTAAAAGAGATTCCCGAACAACCCTTGATTATATCCATCCTCGAAAAGGAGTTGATTGTTAAGTATGCAAACGGTAAGTTCTCAATACCACTTAAAAAAGGAGATCAATACCCATCTATGAGCACGGATGATACTGCCAGCCCAATTCTCGTATCAGGCAACGATCTATTATACGGAATAAGGCAAGTATTGTTTTGTAGTGCTAATGATGAACTTCGCCCAGTACTGAACGGAGTTTATTTTGATATAGGCCTGGATTCTATGTCTTTTGTTGCAACTGATGGCACTCGTCTAGCGATGATTGAGAATCCGTCTCCTTACACACGAAAAGAGCGGGCGGCTTTCATCCTACCAAGCAAGTTTGCTAAAGTACTTTCTAACATTGTTCCGGAAGATTGCATGGAAGTAGAAATCTCGGTAAACAAGACCAATATTTTAATTGAATTTGATTCATACCGGTTAATCTGTCGTATGATCGAAGGCCGGTTCCCTAATTATCGTGCTGTTATCCCTCAAAAACAACCTAATCGTGCAGTATTAAAGAAGACTGATATAGTATCAGCTCTAAAGCGTGTATCTGTCTTCTGTTCCGAATCCTCATCCTTGGTGGTACTCAAGTTTGATTCTACTTCTCTTAAAATTGAAGCTCATGATTTAGACTTTTCTAAATCAGCAGAAGAAACGATCACCCTGCAGTCAGGCTGTAATATTGAAATTGGTTTTAAGAGCAGCTTCTTAATAGAAATGATAAATAACATTCCTTCGGAAGATATTACTATCAGCATGAGTGATCCATCAAAAGCCTCAATCTTTACCCGCTGCGATGAAGAAGTTCGTAGCTTGACTTATCTATTAATGCCTTTATCAATTAATTATTAATGCTATGGGAAAAGAATATCAATCACCTAAACAGGTTATTCAATCATATTTAGAAGAGCGAGCAAAGCGTGACCCTCTCTTTGCTACCTCCTATGCAAAGCCAAATAAGAAAATAGATGAATGCTACGACTATATCATAAGTCAGGCAAAAAAACGCGGTGGTAGTGTTGTATGTATGTCTGATGATGAAGTATTCGGATTAGCAGTTCATTACTACGATGAAGATGATATCAAAGTTAGTAAGCAAACCAATTATAAGGTATCAGCTGGAAATGTGGAAAAAGAAGCATCTACAGAACAACCAGAAATTAAAAAGTCTGCTTCTGCCCCTAATAAGCGTAAAGGGATGAAAAAGCAAATACCTTCCGGACAATTTTTATTATTTGAAGACTTATGAAGCCAAGAACGAAATTACAGCTTAGAGTAGCAGGTTTAAGTAGCCAGCTACCTAATATTGAGAGTTTGATGATTGACTGGGCTAAGAATGAGTGTTTGAAACATATAGGATATGCAACCAAGTCACGTATTATCTGTATGGAGTGCGGCCAACGCTTCGCTCCGGAACTTGTAAAACGTAAACGCGCTGTTTGTCCTCATTGTGATACGTCTTTGAAAATAGAACAGTCGAGGAAGCGTATCAATAAACAGACAATGTTTATTGGCAAGGCAGAAATTTGTGAGGAATTCCAAGTTATCCGAAGTTTTGAATTGATTGCTTATTACCGGGCAGAAACAAAGCCTCGTTATTATATTCGTGAGATACTACAACATTGGATAAAAGACGACGGTAACCGGGAAGTAGTAGCTCGAGCCAATAATATGGGCTTCAATGGCTGGTGCGGAGAACTGGAGATACGGAATAAAGTTGTTGGATCGTATTATTACAATCATAACAATGATATTTACTGCGAACGCTATCATCCGGCCTCCGTCTTTAGACCTAAATATATTCGAATGGGTATAGACTGTAAATTACGCGGTATGTCATTTCTTACTGCCGCCAATACAATTCCCCATTCTCCCAAGGCTGAAACACTTCTAAAGGCAAGACGTTATGAATTAATAGATTATTTCGAGGGACACCGCTATAAAATTGATAAGTATTGGCCATCTATAAAAATTTGTCTTCGTAATAAATATCAGATTAAAGATGCTTCAATGTGGTTTGATTATTTGGAACTACTAGATCGCTATCACAAGGATCTTCATAATGCTTTTTATGTTTGCCCTAAGAACTTGCGTAAAGCTCACGACTACTATGTAGCCAAGCGTAAGAAAGAACAGGAAAAAGCTGAAAAAGAACGACGGGAACAAGAGATGCTAAAGCAAAAAGAAGCTATTAATAAATTCCTCGAGCGAATAAGTAAGTTTCAAGATTTGGTTATCACTGATAATCAATTGACTATTATACCTCTAAAATCTATCGAAGATTTTAAGGAAGAGGGAGATAAAATGCATCATTGTGTATTTACTAATGAATACTGGAAACGTGAGAACAGCCTGATTTTGTCAGCTCGTATTGAAGATAAACGCATTGAAACGGTTGAAGTCAATCTAAAAACATTACGTGTCGTTCAATCTCAAGGCGTCCTTAATCATGATACCAAATATCATGACCGTATTATCGGACTCGTGAAAAAGAATATGAACTTAATACGTCAGAAACTGACGGCATAGCATACAATGACCTATATAGATTATATAAACCAATTTTGGAAGATGAATCGAAGTGTAGAATTCAGCCCGAACGAAGTCTTTTTGTACTTCTATCTCTTGAATGAGTGCAATATTCGGGGTTGGCAGAATCCGTTTGAACATCCCAACAAGACTATCGTCCTCGCAACCGGTATATCAGAGAAGACCGTCATTGAAGTTAGGAACAGATTGCAGCAAAAAGGTTTAATAACTTTCGAATCGGGTAAAAAGAATGCAAAATCGCCAGTTTATTACTTACTTGACGAAAGTAAAACGGTAAGTAAAGAGGTAAGTAAAACGGTAAGTAAAAGGGTAAGTAAAACGGTTAACATTAAAGATAAGACTAAAGACAATAAGACAATATCTCCCTTACGCGTGGGAGATCTGTTTCCGGCTGATAGTTTTTTCGACAAGTCTTTGGACGACTGTTATACTGAACTGAAATCAAATCGGTCATGGGCGGAAACAGTAACGATGAATACTCGTTCTTCCGGCAACCCTGATTTCACGCTAGAAACCTTTTATGGGTATCTGGAGAAGTTCTTTATGAAATTGCAAAATGAAGGAGAAACGGCGAAGTCGCCTAAGGATGCGATGTCTCACTTTGCCCGATGGCTGACATTTGAACTTAAAAACAAGAAAGATGAACGGAGAATTAATAAAAACAGGACTGCAGGTGGTGCTAAGACCGTCGCAAATAGTCCAGGAGACAATAGTAACCCCAAAGGAGTTAACTCCGATACAACAGGCCTTACAGACTGGATCGACAGCCTCTCAATTGGTCGCTGAATGGAGTGGGACAATCGCGCAGTTAAACTGTAATGTCGCATTATATGACGTGGCTAATGCAGAGCATATACCTACTCTAGCAGACGTAAACAGGAGCTTTAGCAACTCAACATCGATAGAGATCATTACCGAGCATTTGAAATCTGTATTGAGATATGCCGGTGTTGAATTGACTAATGCCCAGCTAGCGGAAACAGCCTTGTCGATACTATCCAGCTACTGGTACCTGAATTTAGCCGAGTTATGTATTTTCTTCTCCCAGTTAAAGAACGGCAGTCGCGGACAGTTCGTTTGGGGATCGAAGATCAACAATCAAGCAATCATGGTTGCACTTGCGGACTTTTGCAAAGACAGGCGCCGTGAAATTGAGCACAAAGAGAGTGAATATGCACGTAAGATGGCTGAAATAGGCTACTCCCGCAATGAGAATCTGGTTAAGGATATTGTAGTTGGAGTTCAAAATGCAAAAGGAGAACAAGAGAGGGCAAAACAGGATTATGAAGCTTTCTGTGAGCTCTTCCCATATTTACCTGATAACTATAAGCCCGAAGTACTTTGGAAGGCATGGAAGGGCGACAACGAAGCCCTACATACAATTTACGGCGAAAAGATTCCTGCTGCAGACATTGCCGAAAAAGATATTGGGATGTATTTGTGTAATTATAACATTGCTAAGAGTAAAGAAAATGAAAGTTAAAGTATTGACAGTAAAACAGCCGTGGGCCTCATTGATCGTTCATGGTATCAAAGATATTGAGAACCGGAGTTGGCGAACAAATTTCCGTGGACGTGTACTTATACATTCAAGCGCAAAGGGTGATATTGCCAAGTTTGGCTGCTTACAGCCAAATCAAAGACTAAAGGTTCTTAATACGCCTATGAGCCGTATAGGTTTCAACGATCTTCCTTTTGGCTCCATCATCGGTAGTGTGGAGATTGTAGACTGTGTGCAAAACCATCCCTCAATATGGGCAGAGAAAGGCGTTTATCACTGGGTACTCGCTAGTCCCATTCTCTTTGAAAAGCCAATTGAAAATGTAAAAGGAAAATTGGGTTTATGGAATTATGACTGGGAGGAAACGAATACTTCAAAAGCTATTGTCAGTATGTCAACGGATATTACTGAAGCAATGATTCCACTATTGAGTATGAGTAATGCTAGAAAATGAAAGCGGCCGGCGTACCACCGCCGACCACTATTATAAGCACAAAGCTTGTATTGCTTATTAGGAACAGCAAATATATAAAATCTTTGTGCTTATGGCAAGTGAAGCAGTAAATAATTACATAACTAAACGCTACGAGCGCTGGCTTGATTACTCTTTGTATCATTGTGGGCTTGCTGGTATTTCAGATGAAGCAACAGACGTCTTGAATGAGGTCATTTGTTCGCTCCTTCAGAAGAAAAGCAGGTTACTGGATAAATTACTTGAGACAAAAAGAAATGGCTACACAGAGCTTGATTTCTTTGTTTTGAAGATGATAAAACTAAACGCATCCTCTCCTACTTCACAGTATAGGAGTAGATACAAGCCCCTGCCTGTGGATGATAATGTAGATTATTCCAGGCTAGATATTGAGGATATTTCAGATGAATCAGAAGATCGAAACGCTGAAATATTAGACAAGCTGCACATAGTAAGGGAAACATTCGAAAGTCTAAACCTTGGTACGACAGCTACCCGCGTTTTTGAGTATCGTTTCTTCCAGGATGGCAATTTCTCTGAATGGGAAGGTCCAGAGACATTGAAGCAGCTATATGAGATATATAACGGAGTGCAAGAACTTATTAGAAAGAAAATAGCCGGGGAGTCTATATTTTAGTGAAAATTCCTTGGTCATGGAAGAAAATGTAGAAATTAAGATTGATCCCCGGAACTATCGTATCCATGGGGATGAAAACAAGCGGCTTATCCACAAAAGCCTGGTTGAATGTGGAGCCGGTCGATCCGTATTGGCCGACCGTGACAATGTGTTAATCGCTGGAAATGGCGTGTATGAGGAAGCTCAAAAGTTAGGACTCAAAGTGCGTATTGTTGAGTCTGACGGTACCGAGCTTATTGTTATTAAGCGCAAAGACCTATCTACGGAAGATGAAAAGAGAAAACTGCTAGCTCTAGCAGATAATCATACTTCCGATACTTCTGAATTCGATTGGAAGTTAGTGATAGAAAACTTCTCGCCTGATGTATTGAATGATTGGGAGTTTTCAGTAGACGAGATCGAACTTTCGACTGATATCCATAATTCTGACGATGAGAAAGATAATAATCTTTATACAAAAAAAATAGTATCTCCAATCTACACACCGACTGGCAATAAACCTGCAATATCAGAACTCTATAATTTTGAAACTTACAATTGCCTGATGAAACAAATTCAGGAGTGTAATTTAGACAAGCAGACTAAAGATTTTCTTCAGATTGCAGCTTCAAGGCACATTGTTTTCGATTATGGAAAAATTGCTGAATTTTATGCTCATTCAAACAACATCATTCAAAATTTAATGGAAAATTCAGCTCTTGTCATTATAGATTTTAATAAAGCTATTGAACTAGGATATGTTTGTTTAAAGAAAGAATTGTCAGACTCATATTTGGAGGATTATAGCAATGATGAAAAATAATAGCTTCGTTGCATTGATACTTACACATGGGCGCCCTGACAATGTACATACAGTAAAAACATTACGGAAATGTGGCTATACAGGTGATATTATCATAGTATTAGATAATGAAGATCCGAAGATAGATCGTTATCGCAAAAACTACGAGAACATATATGTATTCGACAAAAAAGAAATAGCATCAGAAACAGATGAGGGTGATAACTTCAATGATCGTCGAGCTATTATTTATGCGAGAAATGCTTCTTTTGAAATAGCAAAAGAAAAAGGCTACCAATATTTTATTGAGTTAGATGATGATTATACGGAATTCTCATACACTTATAATCAATATGGTGAAATGAAGCAGAAAAACATTCTCAATCTTGATAAAGTACTTGATGCTCTAATTGATTTCAAGAATAAAACAGGTGCTTTGGCTGTTGCATTAGCTCAAAGAGGAGATTTTATCGGAGGAAAGCAGAATAATATAGTTCGTGGTGAATTACTTAAACGGAAAGCTATGAACTCATTTATCTGTGATACAAACATGCCTTTTAAGTTTTTTGGTAAAATTAATGAAGATGTAAACACCTACACTTTACTAGGAAGTAGAGGAAATTTGTTTTTTCAGATTCCACATGTATCTTTGAATCAAGTAGCAACTCAACAATCGAATGGCGGTATGACTGATATTTATTTGGATAGTGGGACTTATGTTAAGTCTTTCTACACAATTATGTATGCTCCTTCTTGTACAAAGATACGCCCAATGGGAAGTGTATATAGACGCCTACACCATAGTATTAATTGGAATAATGCTGTTCCTAAAGTAATTCCAGAGAACTGTAAAAAGTAGCCCCTATTTATATTTTAATTTGAAGATTATCCAAGCTAAGGCAAGAGTTATCACAATTTGTTAGTTATTGTTAGTTTATGACAGAGAAGAAGAATCCGGCCGAGAAGAAAAAAAAAGGGCGTAAATCAGAGTACAGAATAGAGTTCTCCGATCAGGCCCTAAAGCTTTGTTTGTTGGGTGCAACGGATAAAGAGCTAGCCGAATTCTTCTCTGTTTCCGAACAAACATTGAACAAATGGAAAAAGGACTATCCCGAATTTCTTGAGTCCCTAAAAAAAGGAAAGAATATTGCGGATGCTAACGTTGCATCTCGGCTATATAATCGTGCTATCGGTTATTCCTGTAAGGCAACAAAATTTGCAACATCTGAAGGAAGAATAACAGACTCAAAGGAATATACTGAACATTACCCACCTGATACGACAGCTGCTATTTTTTGGTTGAAGAACCGGCAGCCGGAGAAATGGCGTGATCGCAAAGAGATTGACGCAAATGTGAATCTTAGCGATGAACTGGAATCAATGACAGATGAACAATTAGCAGCTATAGTACGTGGCGAAAAAGAGTGAGAGAGAAATATTGCTTAGGCGAGCGAAAGCAGCGACTATACTTCGTAAGCGTGAAGCCCGGAATGATTTCTGGGCTTTCTGCTTATACTATGATCCTAAGTTCTTTGCCAAACGATTATTCTTGAAGAAAGTAGCCGAAGCGTTCATGCGTGTGTATACCTCCTATTTAGCTAATATTATCTACCGTCTTGCTGTAAGTATGCCGCCACGTGCCGGAAAGTCTTATATATCTTCCCTATTCATTGCTTGGATGTACGGTCACTTTCCGGAAGAATCCGTAATGCGTAATTGTTGTTCTGATACTCTATACAACAAACTTTCGTATGATACCCGTGATATAGTTAAGTCAAAACGATATAAAGAGATATTCCCTGATATTCATCTGAAAGGTGATAAACAGAACGTGAAAAGTTGGAATGTGGAAGGCGCTCGCCAGGTATCTTATTTCGGTGGCGGTGTTGGCGGTACCGTGATTGGCTTCGGTGCGTCTATGCTCGCCATGACCGACGACTTATACAAGAGCCTGGAAGATGCGTTATCTGACAATAACAATGAAAAGGTATGGTCTTGGAAACAAGGTACGCACGATTCACGTATTGAGGGAAGCTGCTGTATGATTGACATCGGTACCCGCTGGTCTTCTAGTGATGTCCTCGGACGTATGGAAGAAGCTGGCAAGTATAATGAAATCATCCGGATCGCAGCTCTTGATGAAAACGATGAAACTTTTTGCGCTGATGTACATACTACGGAATATTACCGGGAACTACGTTCTGAAACCGACGAAAGCATTTGGATGGCCGAATATATGCAGGAACCATTCGAAGCCAAAGGGTTACTATTCCCAAAATCGTCTCTCATGCGCTTCAAACTAGCCGATATTGCAGGAAAGAAACCTGATGGGACACTCGGAGCTTGTGATACAGCCGATAAAGGAGATGATGATTTCTGCGCACCATTCGCAAAGGTGTTCGGACCGAAATATTTCATTACCGACGTTCTTTTCACAAAGGATCCTGTTGAAGTTACAGAGCCGCGCCTAGCGCAAATGGTAATAGATACCGAATGCGACCAGCTACGCATTGAGTCAAATAATGGTGGTCGTATCTTTGCTATCAATGTACGTAAGCTTGTTACATCAAAAAAGAAATCGTGTGTTATACAAGCCCGGCCAACAACCCAGCACAAGGAAACACGTATCATTATGAAGGCTGGCTGGATAAAGAAGCATTGTGTATTCTTAGACGAATCAGAATACCCTAAAGGCTCGGATTATTGGCGTTTTATGAAGTCACTTACTGGCTACAAACGTGAAGGAAATAACGCCCACGATGATGCGCCAGATGGGTGTACTATTCTTGCCGAGTTTGCAGAATCATTAGGCTTGAAATTCAAAGTGTCTACTCGTAAAGTGGGACGTGGATAAATCCTATTTGCCATATATTTTAAAAGAAAAGTATATGCCAGACATTAAGGATATTCTGAAAAATGAAGATTTCGGTAGCATAGTAGGTGATTTATGCGTTGATACCCGTGAAAATCGTAATCCTCGTGAGTATATGGAGGAATACAATGGAGACAGGACCCGTCGTAAAGAATCAGTTGGGTATCGGGAGCCTAAAAAGATTGCTGTATATTCAGATACAGAAGTAGAAGTTGACCCCGAAACAGGAGCCGAAAAGCCAAAGAGACTAGAAGACAAGACTGTCGATGTAGCTAAGGTCGTAACCAACCTACCTAAAAAGATCGTTCGTAATTCTGTTGCTTTTCTATTTGGTGGTGAAATGACTATCACAGCAGAAGATTCGAACGACGGGATCTGCGAGTTCAAAAAAGTCTATAAGCGAAAACTCAAGATGCAATCTGTATTGAAAGAGTTTGCTCGCAAAGTGTTGTCTGAAACCAAGGCTGCTATTGTATTCTATCCTGTTACCAAGAACGATGGAAAAAGTCAGTTGAAAGTTAAGATTCTTTCTACTCCCAAGGATAGTAATGTCGAATGTGAATTCTATCCACACTTTGATGAGGACGACGATATGGACGGTTTTCTCTATAAATACAATGCAGAAGTCAATGGCCGTACTTGCGAATGCGTGAAAATCTATACGAAAGATGTCATCTACTCCGGTATCATGGACGGTGTATGGCAAGTGAAAAAGATAAAGAATCGTTTTGGCAAGATTCCGGTAGTATATGCCGAGGTCGATTGTCCGGATTGGGAAGATGTTGCTAATTTGATTGACAAGAAAGAAATGAGACTTTCCCGGCTATCAGATACTAATGATTACTTTTCTGAACCTATACTGAAAACTTATGGTTTAGCTAACCTTCCGAGCAAAGAAACGGTTGGTAAGGAATTGAACTTCAGTATGGAGGTTGATTCAGATACCGGTACATCGTATCACGGTGATGCAGATTATCTTGCATGGCAACAATCTTGTGAATCCGTTACACTTGAACTAAACCAATTGGATGATGCAATACATTCCGGAGCTTCCAGTCCGGACTTGTCTATAAATAAACTAATGGGACTTGGCAACCTTAGCGGCACTTCACGTCGTTTTATGCTGATTGATGCAGAGATAAAAGCTACTGAACAGATGGAAATATTTGGTCCAGTTGTTCAACGAACAGTAGCAATCGTCCAAGCAGGAATGGCAAATATTACACATACAAAATATGCATCACAGCTAAATGACAACTACATTGAGGTAGAGTTTGGTAGTATTCTCCCACAGGATTTGGCGGAAGAACTCAAGAACCTTGAAACTGCTTCTCAATTCAATAGTAAAGAGACGATTATTAAAAATTCGCCCTATACAGATGATGTGGAAGCGGAACTGAATCGTAAGAAGAATGATGAGAAAGAGACTGCACAGAATAATTCACTCATTGGAGCAACTTTCTAAGCTATGCCCGGACTTTCTTTCTACGACAAACAGCACATACAGAAAGTTGCTGCACAGCAGGCCGTAATAGCCAATATCTTTAATCAGTTTATACTTTCTGTTTCCCCGTATCTCCGTAAATGGTCTGATGCGGGGAAAAACAATGTATGGATAAGCAATCAGGGAATAGAGAGTGCAGTTGACCGGGAACTGCTGAATCTTGAATCAATGCTATATGCTAATATCTCTGCATTTCAAAAGGACGGTTGGGAACGAGCAGAAAGAAAGAATGATGATTTTATTTCCCAGTTCATCAAGGGAATGTCTATTTCCAGTGCAACAAAAGATGGAATGTTTACCCATAGTCTATCTGCATTTGAAGCTCTAAAAAATGATATAGACGCTAACGGATTCAAATTATCTGATAGGGTCTGGAATATTACACAGCAGACGAAATCGCAACTCGAATTCTATCTTGATAGTGGCGTAGTTGCCGGACGTAATTCAAACGGAATCAGTAGTGATATACGGCAAATTTTGCAAAATCCCCAAAAACGCTTTCGCAGGATCCGGAATGAGAAAGGCGAATTAGTTTTGTCTCAACCGATGAAAGATTACCACCCAGGACAAGGCGTTTATCGTTCTGCATATAAGAACGCTCTCCGGACATCTGCAACTACGACGAACACAGCTTACCGGAGTGCAGACTATGAACGTTGGAGCAAACAAGACTTCATATTAGGTATTGAGATACATCGCTCGGCCAATAATCGAGGACCGTGCAAGATCTGTGATGCGATGGTAGGTAAATATCCGAAAACGTTCAAGTTTACAGGCTTTCATCCTTTTTGTATCTGCTTTGCCACTCCTATCACCATGGAGCCGGAAGATTTTGCTGACTTCTTGCTGAATGATACAGTTCCGCAAGGCCAGGCTATTACGGATATTCCCCAGGCGGCAAAGGATTTTGTTAACGAGAATAAAGACGGTTTGCAATCTGCTTTTTGGTACAAGGATAACTTTACTCAAGACGGGAATGTAAACGAACGTTTAAAGATTGTAATTAAGCCGGAAAAACCACAGCAACCTGTAATTGAGTTAAGATATACCTTCAAAGAAAGTAAGAGTATAGAAGAAGCACAGGAATTTGCACGCCAATTCTGCCAAAAGAATATGCTTGACCGTACATTCAAGGGAGAGATAAATTACAAAGGCATATCTATCGATAATGCAAACGAAATCAATAAAGTACTCACAGATGTTTTCAATCAATTAGATATGCCTAAGATTAGCGGTATCAAGGTTATTTCACCAACTTCTGTACAAGGGAAAAAGGCTTTTTCTGATGGTGTTGATGCTATTGCTTCTTATAGTCCTGTTGACGGAGGTATCTTCTTAAATAAAGATATCTTAAAATCACAAAAGACTTTCGCTGAATATATGAAAAAGTCACAAAATGCATGGAGTAAAGTAATGGAGAATATAGACCGATTAACTCCTGCTCAAAGAGTAATAGCAATGCGCTATAAAGAAGCTGGTCGGTCATTGGTAGATGAAACTTTACAAGGTTGTATTCGTCATGAAATAGGACATCATGCTCAATGGAAAATGTTACCTACAAATTTGAATAATGAACTAGGTAAGGAAATGAGCCTGTATGCCAATAAGATTTCTGGCTATGCTACATCAAGCAAGTCCGAGTATTTAGCCGAAAGTTTTGCTGCTTATATGCGGGGTGAAAAGGCAAATCTTGATCCCAAGTTAGTGGAATTTCTTGATTCTAAATCTGTATCTAACTCGGTCGTCAAAATTATGCCTCCAAAAGCCAAACGTATCAAGACTGATTCTGAAATTGCAAATATTAAACAAAAATGGAATGAGCGAAAACTCTATAACAAAATAACCAACACAGAGAATGAAATACGCCTGAATAAAAGCTTTGAGACAGGAGTCTTATTTGACAGGAATGGTAATGTTGTAATCGATAAGCGCGGAGCCAAATATAGTGTTGCGTTTACGGATGAAGAATGTGCAAAGATGAAAGATTGCGTTTTCACACATAATCACCCAAGAGGCTGGCAAGAACCAGAAAAGAGTTTGGGACGAATAGGTAACTCATTCAGTCCGGCTGATATGTATCTTGCAATAGCTCATAATGTATCAGAAATGAGAGCTGTAACACCTAATTATACATTCGCTATGAAACGTCCCGAAGAAGGATGGGGAATTACAATTAGTAAATTCGAAAAGCTAGTGAATCGGGAGAATAACAAACTAAGAGCAGAGTTTACTGCTAGAATCAATAATAATACACTATCCCCAACAATGGCTTCAGTGGTCCATTATCATATATTATGGAAACGGATATCTGAAAAAATGGGATGGAATTATACAAAAGCGAAAACTCGTTAATTGGATTCTTTTAGGAAGACGAACTCCCCTTTTTGGTTGCTTTCTCTTTTGTCATGTACCTGTGAACCATCAAGGTATTTAACAGGAATGCCATTAGGGTATGCCGGGCATTTTAATTTATCAAAATTAAAATGCTTGCATTGTGTACACTTAGATATATACACATTGTAATATTCGTGTCTATCTTCTATATAATCCATTTTATACTTTGACATAATTACAAATATATGCATTTGATTCTGAAATAAAATATATAAGCAGGAAAAATTTACTCCCCTTATATTTTAATAGAAAATCGTTATGACAATCATTGATGCTATTAAAAAGGGCTTGAAAGCCGCAGGTGTAAACGAAAAGTACGCTGTAAAGGTTCAGAAACTCTTCAAAATCGAAAAGGAGGAGGATATTGATACTTATATTGCCTTGTTCAAAGACAATATTCTTCCTGATCTTGAAAGCACATCCGCAATAGAAAAAGCGAAAAAGGATGCTATTGCCGAGTATGAAAAGAACAATGGTTTAAAGGATGGTAAACCTATCAAATCGGCTAAAAAGACTAAGAAAACAGTAAAATCCGAAGACGATGATGAAGAGGACGATGATGAAGACTTCGAAGATTTGCCCGCATCTGTAGTTAAGCTATTGAAAGCCCAACAGAAGCAAATCTCCGAGTTGACCGCATCGGTATCTTCTGTCGTATCAACAGTCACAACTTCCACGAAACAGGCATCAGCCAGAACACTATTTGCAGATGCAAAACTGCCTGAAAAGTGGTTTAACCGTATTGATGTCAATTCTGAAACTTCTGTTGAAGATCAGATTAAAGAGTTGCAAGAAGAATACGCTGAAATCAGACAGTCGGTAATAGATGATGAGGTCGCCGGTGGCGGTTACAAGCCTAATTCCTACAAGCCCAAAGAACGTTCAGAGAAAGAATGGCTGGAACTAATGGAGGACGAGGAAGGTGCTAATAACGGGACTGCCAGCCTTGGACTTGAAGAATAATAATTAATAATTAAAAGCTATGTTCAGAAAAAAGCAAAGTGAATTTCAGTATGCCCCCGGAATCGAAAAGATTATCGAGGATATTCAGGGCGGTGGAACTATTGCCCGTGCGGAACTGAAGGGAATCATTGATGAACTTCCTCCGCTTGTTATGGTGGGTAAGGACGCTAACGGTCTTTATCATATTGTTAAGACTGGAAGAGTTACTGCTGTAGCTGCTGCTGATGCGGTAGCTATTCAGGTAGCAAAGAATCATGTGTTTAAAGTTGGGGAAGCGGTTACAATCGGCGGTGCTTTAACTGGAGCTTCCGATGTAATCTCCGCAATCGACAAGACCGCCCCGGCCTATGACACAATAACTCTTGCCGGTCCGATTGGGGCTGTGAAAGTAGATGATGTGTTAGTGCTTGTAACTGCTAAAGCTGCTGCCAAAGCTGCAAAGTTCAAGTATACCCCGGAGGTTATCACCATGAACAAGGTTGATGTGACCGTAGCTAACCAGCAGTCAGGTCTCTTGGTGCGTGGTACTGTTAATGAAGCAGTAATGCCCTACCCTGTTGATGATGCTATTAAAGCGTTGTTTCATTTTATTCGTTTTGTGTAATCCATTAATTCATAACTATATATGGAAAGAAGTTTAATTAAACAAGTGAACCGTAAGAATATGGGCGCCCGCCTTAACTCGCGTAAGGTTAAGCCGGTGTTTTTCCCTAATTTCTTCGGTGTAAAGCAGAAGAACTCTCTGAAATGGGAGACTCTTACAGGTGAGAAAGGTGCACCGGTTATCGCTGACGTTATTTCATTCGATTCTTCCGCACCTCAAAAGAAACGTGAAGTTATCGGTAAGATGTCAGGTGATATTCCTAAGACTGCTGTAAAACGCGGTATGAACGAAAGTGATTGGAATGAATACCAGCAACTTAGCAGGGATTGTGAAGGTGATTCGGATTTGAAATCTATTCTTGACCTTGCGTTCAAAGATCAGGACTTCGTATATAACGCTGTTCGCGGTCGTTTCGAATGGTGGTGTATGCAGTTGATGTCTAAAGGTGGATTCGTCCTCAATTCAAGCAATAACAATGGTATTGTTACTGAAGAATTTGTAGGCTGTGGTATGCCTAATGAAAACAAGAAAGTTGCTGCTGTGGATTGGTCTAAGTCTACAACGGCCGACGGCTTGCAGGATATTGAAGATACCGTAGTTGCCGCTTCTGCCGAAGGTGTTACTATCAAATATGTAGTGATGCGCAAAGATAGATTTGCTCTATTGAAGAAACAGAAGGCTGTTATCGAAAAGGTTAGGGGCTGGATTAATCAGAAAGAAAAGCTGACTATCTCCAAGAAAGTTATCAATGAGTATCTTGCTGCCCAAGAGAATACGGAAGGTGTTCAGATCGTTCTTGTAAGTCCATCCGTTCGTATTGAGAATGCCGCTCATCAACGTACTACAGTAAATCCATGGGAAGCTGCCAATATTTGTTTCTTGGAAGATTTGCAGTGTGGCGACGTTCAGCATGGACCTATTGCAGCAGAACACTCTGTCGAGTACAAGAAGAAAGCTTCCACGCTGAAAAAAGACTTTGTTTTTATCAGCAAGTGGTCTGAACTGGAACCGTTCAAAGAGTGGACTAAAGCGGAAGCTAACGCAATTCCAGTAATCAATGACCCTGATGCAATGTACATCATGAAAACTGATGGCCAGGCATGGACGGAAGGTGAAGATACTGAAAAAACAGACGAAGAGGGTTATTAATCATCTATTATGGCAACAATCAGAGAAACAATACTGGAATATCCCTCCATTGAGGATATGGAAGGCTTCTTGGATAAGGTAGTCTTCGTTAAGCGGGGTATCAACTCCGAAGCAGAATGTACTGCTGAAAGCATGAAGCAAGTCGGTCTTTGTGTCGCTGATACTTATGCCATGATGGTAAACTCACCGGATTTCAGTGAAAACAAGCTTTCTATCACTCATCCTCGTTCTTTTTATATTCAGACTGCAAAGCAACTGTATATAGAGAACGGGGAACCGGAGAAGGCGGCTAAACTTGGCAAGCGAATCATTATCAAAGGAAGGGCTGGTAACAGATGGTAAAACGATATCCACATACAGCGATAGTCACTATCGACGTTAACGGAAAGACAGTAAACGGTGAATGGGTTCCGGGGAAACCGATTGAAATATCCGTTCCTGGACGTTATGATCCTGTAAGTGATGGTACTGTTGTCTATAAACGTAATTCGGCTGGTGATGAAGCGCAAGTGCATGGTTATTTCTATACCAAAATTCAGCCTCAATCAGGTAGTAAGTTTTTGCGTTTGAAAGTCGCTTCCAAAGGTATTGACGTACCGATTATCTGTTGGGAACCTTATCAATCACATTCAATTATCAACGTATGAAAAACGGCATGACTCCCCTATTCACCTTTGATGAAATGGAACGCTGGTTCGACCATTTTCAAAGTAAGGCAGAAGATAAGATGCTTGTTTTCCTGCAAGCTGGAGGTGAAAAGTTTATCGAAGTGGCTCGTCGGAGTGGTTCATATAAAGACCAGACAGGTAACCTTAGAAGCTCTATTGGATATATAATAGCCAAAGATGGCGAAGTGGTTACAGAAAACTTTAAGGAGGGCGACAAAGGAACTGATAAGACAACCGGTAAGTATAAAGGTCGTAGGCTTGCAGAAGAAGTCTCACTGTCGTATACTGGTGGTTATGTATTGGTAGGTGTTGCAGGAATGGAATATGCGGCTGCCGTGGAAGCTAAAGGATATGAAGTCGTTTCAGGGGCTAATACGCAATGTGAGAAATATCTAAGAGATACATTGAAATCTGTTTTTAGAAAGATTTGATTATGGATGAATTCGACGCTGTAGATATAGTCTACGATGCTGTGATTACTGCAAAAACTAATGTTATGATTTACAAGGATGCATCGGAATCGGGTGTTACTAATGAACATATCGTTATCAATCACCTGCAATTGAATGAGCTCGACTTCATTAATAAAGTGCCTGTTAACGTCAATATCTTTGTCCCTTTGAATGAAAACAGCATGCCCCGACGTCAGCGCATGAAGGAACTTAGGCGTAAGGTTAGGAAATCGCTTGATTCAATCAATAGCAATGACGGTACATGTAAAGAAGTGACAGTTCTCTGGAGTGTTCCAATGCCGGACTTGAAAGAGGGCTTTGCTTGTACAAATATTAGATTAGAAATTTTAATAGATCAATAATTATGGCAGGAGAAGTAAGACCTATCGCTATGGGCGTAGGTAAAATTAAATTCGGAACAGTCGGTGACGGTGTTCCAGGAGCGGACCTCAAAGATTTTCCTCTTCCGACAAAAGGAAGTGTTGCATTTAACTTTGCAGATCCCAAGGAAGTGAAGATTGAAGTAGAAGGTAGTGAAGAACCCCTTTATGTTGAGCTGGTGAAAGATACGACAGATTATGTTGAGTTCTCCATCCCTACTCCATCCAATGAAGTCCTTAAAGAACTGGCAGGCGGTGAAGTAGATACAACAGGAGGAAAAAACATTTGGAAAAAGCCTATTAACACTCCCTCTATTTCAAAAACGTTTCAGTGCGAGACATTGCCTAAAGACGGAAAGAAAGTGGTTTATACCATCGTCAATGGTAAAATTGCCTCAAAGATTTCACAGGCTCCGGGATCAGAGCAGGCAGAGTTGTTACTTGTTCGTGTATATATGCAGTCTGCTATTACTGCAGAAGGTAAGAGACAGACCGCTTTCATGCGCGAAGTAGTTAGCATTCTTGAAGGTGGAGAAGCTCCCGCAAATGCAGCGAATATCGAGGGCGGAGAAGTTGCCCCAAGTGCAGCTAAGAAATAACTAATTGGATTCCTGTATAGCTTAGTTGGTAAAAGCGCTACATTGGTTATGTAGATACCGGCGGTTCGAATCCGCCTGCAGGAGCAAACTATTGAAGAATGGAGCCGAAAGTATTGAAAGTTAGTCGCGAATAACTGAATGTATTGCCTGGAAGTACAACGGGCTAGGCTCCTTGAGGAAATTATGAGTATAAAGAACTTATTTCAGCAAGAATCGGAATCCGTAACGGAGCAGCCTGTCAAGATTCCATTTGATTTTACTAACCGAGATTCTATTCCGAAAGGAAAGGATCCCGGTGATTGTATTGTAATAAAGCCTATCACTGTCCGGACATGGTTTAGAATTCGTCCACTTCTCCTTGAAATTGAAAAAGAAGATATTGATAAAATGATTGTTAAAGATGGTGAGCTGAATGCTGATTTTCCAGAATTGATGAATAAATATGGAGGACTACTTCTCGATGTCGTTTGCCTGGGCATTCATAACAAGCCAAGTGATCCGCCGGCATGGTTTAAAAACGCCCTCATTGACAATACGACATGGGAGGATATACGCATATTATTCAATGCAATCATATATCGCATAGGGTACCACCCTTTTTGTACCTCTATCACGATGCTTCGGAACGTGAGCCCGCTACGAGAGACGGAGATAATAGCCGCTCGGAAGAATCTGCAAAGCTGGAAGGATATAACCAAAGCAGATTCTTAGTTATTGCAAAGGAAGCTCTAGGATTAACGTTTAATCAAACGTTGGATAGTAGCTATGGATTAATAGAGATATTACTTCAGGAGTACTCATTTGTGATGAGACAGCGTAATAAGATGACTGACGAAGACGGAAATGTTGAAGGACGAGATTATGAGTGGGTAGAACTTCCGTCTTTTGATGACCCTAGTAAGACAGTCAGGATAAAGAAATATAACGATATTGCTGGAAAGGTCAAACGATAAGGTAATTTGCCATTGTGTTTATATATTAGGTTAACTGTTTTTTTATTAAATTGATTTAGAGTTGTTTTTGGTCCCTTGTGTCTGTGAAGATACAGGGGATTATTTTTTCATTTCTTGAAGCATCTGATTGAGAGAAGCATTATCCTGCTGTAGATTTTTAATTAATCTTTTCTGATAAGCGAGCATCCCTTCAATTCTTCCTTCACTCTTCCCTTTCTCGTAGGCAGCTTTAATCTCTTCTTCCGTATAGCTACTTTTATTCGCTATGGATACGTTTTCATTTTCCTTGGTCATGACGCTAATGAATAGTAATTTATATATTATAGAAAAAGGCTATCTCTCCCCTATTCTTTCCGACCAAGGAACATAATCTTTCATTTACACTAGGGACTATGCAGCAAAGGGAATTGATAGCCTATATTGTGATATTGTAGGCTTGTCAACTCCCTAGAGTAAATTAAAAACTGTTCCTTGGTCTTAGAACACTGCAAAGATGCTCATTCTTCCTGAAATAGCCAAATTTTGGCTCCTCTTTATATTTTAAGAATAAATGCTATATGGGTATTCAGAATAAAGATGGTGCGTTATATTTCGCTACAGGTATAGATAATTCAGGGCTATATTCCGGGCGTCAAGAAGCGATGGGAATCATAAAGGCAATGGCCGGTGAAATTACCGCTTTTGATGTATTCGGAGGGATTGGCATTAGTGCGGGGATCGCTTTTACTCAAGCAGCCAAAGAAGCATATAACTTCGAAAAGCAGTTCCAGCAAAGCATGAAAGAAGTTGCAACACTTTCAAGCGGAATAAAAGGCAGTCTTACCGATTTCATGAATAGTGTTATCGATATGACTAGAGAGGTTCCAGTTGGAGCCGTAGAATCAGCTAAAGCACTATATCAGATTGTATCTGCAGGACATGATGGAGCGGATGCTATGAATATTCTAAAAGTATCTGCTAAGGCTGCTATCGGTGGCGTTACAGAAACGGCTACTTCGGCAGATGCTATCACTACAATTCTTAATGCGTATAAAAAAGGAGCTTCCGAAGCAGAATCTGTTTCTGATATGTTATTTACCACAGCCAAGCTTGGTAAGACTACAATGGGAGAACTTGGAAAGAGTATTGCTCAAGCTGCTCCTATTGCCTCGTCCTTTGGCATTGATATCGAAGACGTGCTAGCAGCTGTCGTATCAATAACTAAACAAGGAGTTCCGACAGCCGAAGCTATGACTAAAATACGTGCGGCAATTATGGGAACGGCTAACCATTTAGGTGATGCAGCCTTTTCCGGACGTTCTTTCCAAGAAGCATTACAGCTCATCTATAACGAAGCAAATGGAAGTACCACAAAAATGAAAGAGTTATTAGGTACTGACGAAGCTTTACAAGCCGCCCTAATGATAACCGGACAGAATGCAGTAGGTGCTGCGTCCGATCTGGATCAAATGAAAAATGCAACAGGTGCAGCAGAAGCTGCTTTCAAAGAAATGTCTTCATCAACCGAGAATCAAATGAAGCTTCTTAGTAATAATATAACAGCAGCCCTTCGCCCGTTAGGACAGGAAATTTTGAAAGAGATATCCAGTGCGGCACAATCAATGAATGAAGCCTTTGCCGATGGAAGCGCTCAAGAAGCATTAAAAAATATAGGAGCTTTGATCGTTGTCGTTACGACGGCTCTTGCTGGATATAAAGGAAGTATTCTGGCTGTAAGTACTGCTAAACAAACTTATGTAACAGTGACAGCGCTTGTTAATAAACAGCGTGCTATTGAAGCCGCAGATTTAGTCCTAAAGAAAGGCTTGTACGCTATTGAGGCAACAATGATTGCAAAGAATACATCTTCTCGAATCTTATTGACAAAAGCTCTCAAAGCTCAAACTATTGCACAACTAAAAAATGCTGCTGCAATGTTAACTAATCCTTATGTATTAGCTGCAACTGCTTTTGCTGGACTTGGATATGCCGTTTATAAGTGTGCTACCGCTGAAACTGAAGCAGAAAGGGTACAAAAGAGATATAATAAAGTTGTAGAGGAACAAACTCAACAATTGGACGAGTTGAAAAATAAAACAAATAGCCTAGTTTCTATTGTTCAGGATGAAAATTCAACACAATATGACAAAGTTAAAGCATATAAGCAACTTCAAGCTCTAATGCCAACCGTCTTCTCCAATATGGATATTGAGACATTGAAACTTATGGATCATCTCTCTTTGAATAAACAAATTAATAATGAAATAAATAGAAGAGAAAGAATTGGGGCAAAGACCAATCTTGTATTAGCCCAAAATAAACTTAATTCCATAAATTCACGTCTTGACAAAACAAGCAAAGAACAGGCTGAATCTCCTAGTGGACAAAAGGCCGCCGTTATTCAAAAAATTCAAGAGGAAAAGAGAATAGCAGAAGAAGAACTAAAAATTGCCCAAAAACGTGTTGATGAAATTCTTAGTATTCAAAAAGAAGCAGAAGAGAAATCAAAGCCTAAAGAGTTAAAAATAATCTCCCTTCAAAGTAATATCGATACATTAAAAGCTGAAATTTCGGAGCTTCAATCACTCGTAGATAAGGAACAAGAAGAAAATAACGGCTGGTCTCCAAACGCATGGTTACTTAAAGCAAAAAAAGGTCAGCTTTCCACCAAAAAAAAGGAAATAAAGTCTTTACAAAGCAGTGGGATTAGCAAAAAGGTAGAGACTAAAACAGATAAAGCCTTTTGGACAAAGCAAAAAGAAGATGCGACGAAAGCACTAGATTCAATCGCTTCGTCTCAAAGGAAGTTGATGGACGCAGGGAACTTCAAAGGAATAGATTCTGCTGTGGTGAAATCCTATAAAGAAAACGCCAAGAAGTTGAAAGAAGCCGAAAAAGAATTGAAAGTCTATGATTCATCTTCCAAGAAGGATGACCAAGCGAAAAAGCTGCGTGAAGAACAGGAGAAATATAAACTCCTGCTAGATAAGCAGAATAGAGAGCAACAGCGTATGAAAGAAGACTCTGCAAACCAACTAGAGCAGCTTGAAATAAATAAGCTTAAAGAGAGCAGTGAAAAGGTTCTAAAACAAAGGGAGCTCAATCATAAACTAGAATTACAGGCTATCGATCGCGAAGCTGAAAACAAAAAGTTAAAAGTGATTGAAGATGCTCGTTCCGCCTTTGATGCTAATCCTGAAAATAAAGATAAAATCTTCAATGCAGAAAAATATGTCAAGTCAGAGCCGATAATTAAAAGATTTGCCGAAATTGATAATGATACTCAAAAAGCAAAGGAAGTTACAAATACTAAATATAATCGTGGAGATGATTTATCCGAACTGTTGAATCAGTATCAGGATTATACAGATCAACGTCTTGCAATTGAGAGAAAGTTCAATGAAGATATTGCTACCCTGCAGGAACAACGAAAACAAGCAGTAAAGAATGGAGATACAGATCAAGTAGAACAGATTGATCGTTCCATAGCCCAGGCGACAAAAAACAAGGGAATGGAATTGATGGGCCTGGATTACGATAAGTTGAAAGAGTCTCCGGAGTATGTTCGTGCATTTGAAAATCTGAAAGAAACGTCTTCTGAAACTCTTAATTCTCTGCTGACTCAATTAGAGAATGCAAAGAGTACGGCTGCCAAAGTTCTTTCTCCGGACCAGCTTCGCGAATATACTAGTACTATTCAATCAATTATGGATGAATTGGATTCACGTAACCCGTTTCAATCATTATCTGACAAGAAGAAAGAACTAGCAGAAGCAGAGGAAGAGTTAGCTAATGCGCAAATTGAATTAGAAAATGCTAAACAGACTCAAGAAGCTGTAAAAGGTGGTGCTAAGATTGAAAATGGTGTCAAGTCCTCTAAATTCAACGAAAAAACTGGTAAGATTGATTCCACAAAGGCTTATCTGACCGAGGCGCAGGCTCTGGATAAAGTAAAGGAAAAGACTTCGAGATATAATGAAGCAAAAGATAAAGTAGTACAGAAAGATGCTAAAGTAAAGAAAGCAGAGAAAGATGTAAAAGCACAGTTAGATGAATTATCAGACGCATTAACTGATGTTGGAAAATCAATCGGTGGACCGGCTGGTGAAATTATCTCATTGATTGGTGAAATAGGGACCTTTGCATTGACTGCTATGAGTGGTGTTGAAATGGCAGCAGATACATCGGCTAACGCTATCAGTACAGTTGAGAAGGCATCCGTTATTCTTGCTGTTATTAGTGCAGTAATACAGGTAGCGACGAAGATTTTCAGTATGTTCACTAAGGATGATACGACCGAGAAATATGAAAAGGCAAAAGAAGCATATGAATCCTACATCAACATTCTTGATCGGGTAATTGAGAAACAGTTAGAACTAGCAGAAACTCTTACTGGAGATACTGCAAACGCTGTTTACGAAGCTGCTATTGCTAATATTAAATTGCAAAGTGAGAATGCAAAAGTATTAGGTCGGCAGTATCTAAATTCTGGTGCTTCTGGAAAGTCACATTCAAAGGGTTATGATGAAGTAGATGATATGTCCGGTGAAGGGTGGAAACAGGCTGCAAAAGCATTAGGAATGTCTGTTGACGAGTTCAAAAAGAAGATGGGTGGCCGTATGACTGGTTTGTTCGATTTAACGGATGAACAACTTGTTAAGTTACAATCGGACGCCGGCATATTTTGGTCTCAACTTGATTCAGACACACAGAAATTTGCCGATCAAATCGCAAATGGTGTCGGACAAGTGGCAGAGGTATTGGAACAACAAATAGCTGATACCACGCTTCTTGATTACAGTTCTCTTCGTTCAGACTTTCAGGACTTACTTAATGATATGGACGCCGATTCTGCAGACTTTGCTGATAACTTCGAGGAATACATGAAGAATGCTATCGTAAATTCTATGCTTAAAGAAGAATTCATGGACAGCTTAATGGCTTGGAGAGAAAAACTTAACAATGCTATGGATGACGGTATGACTGAAGATGAGTATAATGCACTGAAGGCAGAAGGGCAACAGCTCTCTAATGAAATGAAAGCAAAACGAGATGCAATGGCAGAAATGTTCGGCTGGAATGATAACGACGATGAGCGTGAGGCATCAAAGAAAGGATTTGCTTCAATGTCGCAAGATTCAGCCAACAAACTAGATGGAAGCTTTGCTGTAGTGACTTCGCATACCTATTCTATAAATGAGGAAGTTAAGAGTATTAATTCAGGAACAGAGAAAATAGCAGAGAAACTGTCATATCTCATAAATATGGATAAGAATATGGCTGAAATGCTTCGGTGTAATGATACTATTGTTTCCCATTTATCGGATATCTCCAATTACACATCTAACCTTGTGGAAATAAGAGAGTTCATGTACGCTGTAAAGCTGGGAATAGACACGTTAAACACTAAAGGTATAACACTTAAGCGATGAAAAGGCAATTACTAATAGACAGAATAGATACTTATATCAGTTTGGGTATATGTATTACAAAGGGAAGTTATAATAACCTGGTAGCATTTCCAACCATGAAGGAACCGGACAAGAATAATTGGCCGGAAGAAGACGGACAGGAATTTGATCTTTCTAGTCCTACATTGGATACGGCTGAAGTAAGCATTGAGTTTGCATATATAGGCAGTTTGGGTATTGGTGGACTGATTGATATACTTTCTGACTTGAGTTATCATGAATTTTACTTTCCCTTAATCGGCAGGAGTTATAAGTTACGTCTGTCTTCCCAAAGCAGCTATGTTATTAATCCGGGCCTTGAAGTTGCTAAATTTATTTTTAGTAACGACTTCCCCCGAGAAGTCGATTACAAATACCAGGAGCCCGTAAATGAGCTTCCAATGCCTAAAGGTTACGAGATTGATAACAAAGACTTATCCGATTATGGCGTAGTCGTATTGCAAGGTAGCAATGCTGAAATACTAAAGGCTCCGACGGTAAAAAAGAACCTATTACAGAATTTCAAGCGTCAAGACGGAGCAATCTACGATGGTGAAGTTGTGAAATTCCAAACCAAAGAAGTATCTCTCAAATGCCTGATGCGGACCGGGACAATTGAAGCATTCTGGCGTAATCGTGATGCCCTACTCTATGATCTCACAAAACTGTCTGCTAAGGTCGATGATGAAGGATATGAGTATTCCGATGCGGAACGTATATTTTATTGTGATGAATGGAGTGAAAGCTATCCCTGCTATTATAAGAGTTGTCAGACGAATGATTTCATGCTAAATAACGGTGTATGGTGGGAGTTCACTTTGAAACTCGTATTTACCAGCTTCCGGATCGGAGAAACGGAGTTCTTGCTTTCATCCGAAGCGGGCGAATTTATCATAACAGAGGACGGAGAGTTTTATATAGATTTAAATTGATTTGCTATGCCATTAAAGAAGAAAAAAATATCAGAACTGAACGAAGCCAGCGACATGAAAGGCTTCTTCACTATCGGCTACCGAGTAATCAACGGAGTTAAGACTAGCCTTAAATTTGGTTTAGAGAAGATTCAGACTGCCTTGGATAATATGCTCAAGGCTACGAGTGATGCAAAAACAGCTACTACCGATATGCGGCAATTAGAAGCAACTGTTGAAAGCAATGAATCAGCCCGTGAAACAGCCGAATCCCGTCGTAATGCTTCCGAACAATCCAGGCAGACAGCCGAAACGAATCGTTCCCGTGAAGAGCAAGCCCGGGAAGCTGCTGAATCAGTGCGTATCACTAATGAGAATGCACGTAAGACCGCTGAAACAGGACGATCTACTGCGGAAACTGCACGGGATAATGCAGAAAAGAAACGTGCTACCGCTGAAGGTACACGAGAAGCTAACGAGCAGGTTAGAAAAGATTCCGAAACAGGAAGAAGAACAGCAGAAGCCGAGAGAGTAGCTTCCGAATCAGCACGTAAATCTGCCGAAACTTCCCGTGTGTCCGAAGAAGATAAAAGAAAGACTTCCGAAACAGAACGCGTTACGGCTGAAACCGGACGTTCCTCTGCCGAGAATATAAGAAAGCAAAATGAAGATGCGCGTAAGTCGGAAGAAGCGGCCCGCGTAACTGCTGAAGGTAAACGGGTAATTGCTGAATCCGGACGTGTTGATACAGAAAATAAACGTGTCTCGGATGAACAAACACGTAAAAGCAATGAAGATGCACGTAAGACTGCTGAAACAGGTCGTTCTTCTGCTGAATCGGAACGTGTGAAGGAAGAAGATAAACGGAAAACCGCTGAAACAGGTCGTTCTACCGCTGAATCTACCCGTGTTTCTGCCGAGGATAAGCGGAAAACAGATGAAGCGACAAGAGAAACAAATGAAACCTCGCGTGTGGCTGCCGAATCTAACCGTGTTACCGTCGAATCCGAACGTGTATCTGCCGAAGCAGCCCGCAAGTCAGCGGAGACAGGCCGGGTATCAGAAGAAAACAAGAGAAAGGCTGCTGAAACTTCCCGCGCTACGTCTGAAACTTCCCGTTCGTCAGAAGAAGATAAGAGAAAGCAGAATGAAGATGAGCGTAAAACTGCTGAAGGTACTCGCGGATCAAATGAGACTAAGCGTGTAAATGCCGAAACGGAGCGTGTCGAAGCAGAGTCTCAACGCAAGTCAGAGTATGCCGGTATTGTGCAGGAAATGACGCAAGCAACAGAAGAAGCCACCGGACAGATTGCTCTTGTCAAGCAATTAACAGATGATGCGAATGCAGCTAAGAATGCATCTGTTGAGCAGACGGCTCTTGCAAAGAAAGCTACAGATGCGGCTAATACTGCGGCTGGTAGTGTTAATGCAGCTAAAGATGCGGCTAATACTGCGGCTGCAGGGGCCAATGCTGCCAAAGCTGAATCAGAAGCTCAAACCGCCTTAGCGAAGAAAGCGACAGATGAAGCAAATGCGGCTAAAAATGCATCTGTAACACAGACAGGATTAGCAAAAAAAGCGACTGACGATGCGAACGCTGCTGCATTGGCGGCTAACAATGCGGTTTCAGGAGTTGACGCAAAAGTGAAAGCTGCAGTCGATGCGCTTGTTGCCGGTGCTCCGGATGCTCTCGATACACTTATTGAGTTAGCGAACGCACTTAACAATGATCCTAACTTTGCTACGACGATGGCAACAGAGCTGGGAAAGAAACTTAATATTTCTGATATTGTTAATAATCTGACAAGTGGAGGGACTAATAAAGTCCTTTCTGCAGAACAGGGAAAGGCATTGAAAGCAGCTTTGGACTCCCATAACCATGATAGTAGATATGAACTGATTATCACTAAACTGACCGCCTTTAACAAGAATTTCGGTACGACCGCCGGGACTGTATGTGAGGGTAACGATTCGCGTTTAAGCAATGCAAGAACTCCGTTAGCTCACACGCATAAGAAAGCGGATATTAGCGACTTCCCAACCTCGATGCCGGCAAGCGATGTACCTGCATGGGCGAAAGCAGCTTCTAAGCCAGCCTATACAGCAAGCGAAGTAGGTGCATCTCCATCTAATCACAATCATGCAGGTACATACGAACCTGCATTCACTAAAAACTCTGCCTTTAATAAGAATTTTGGTAGTGCAGAAGGAACCGTATGCGAGGGAAATGATGCCCGGTTAAGTGACACACGTGTACCGAAAGCGCATACTCACAAGAAGTCTGAAATAAGTGATTTTCCAACTTCGATGCCAGCAAGCGATGTACCTGCATGGGCGAAGGCTGCAAGTAAACCATCCTATACAGCTTCCGAAGTTGGTGCGTCTCCGTCGAATCATACTCATACAGGGGTCTATCAGCCAGCAGGAAGTTATGCAGCGAGTTCGCATAAACACGGAGCAACGGATATAACTCCTGATGGTACTCACCGCTTTGTTACTGACACGGAAAAAGAGACCTGGAACAGTAAAGCTGCGGGAAACCATAATCACGATTCAGTATATCAACCTAAAGGTAGCTATGCACCGTCTTCTCATAAACATGCAGCAACTGACATTACGGACGATTCTACACATCGTTTTGTCACAGATTCGGAAAAAGATGCTTGGAATAGTAAGGCGGCAGGAAATCACAACCACGATTCAGCATACCAACCCAAGGGTAGTTATGCTGCAAGTTCTCATAAACATACAGCGACAGACGTTGAAGAAGATTCGACTCATCGTTTTATGACGGATGAAGAACGTACAAAACTTAGTGGAATAGCCTCCGGAGCTAATAATTACTCTCATCCGGCTTCTCATCCAGCATCAATGATTGAAGAAAGTACTACAAGAAAATTCATGACGGATGCGGAGAAAACTTTACTAAGTTCTCTCGGGACTACGTATGCTTTAGCTGATCTATCGAACGCAATGAGCGTAAACCTATCCTTGAACGGTTATGCAAAATTCAATAATGGATTACTTGTACAATGGGGCAGAGTTGGAGGTTCATCTACAGCTTCGTATAGTGTGACTATGCCTACATCTTTTTATAATACTGAATATAAAATATTTTCAACTGTATATAAGCCTAGTAGTGACTCCGCCGTATATTCATCATCTCCTTTGGCAATAAATAAAACAGTTAGTAGATTTTATTTGAATAGAAATTATGCAAGTGGGGGTACTACTGGATTATCACAAGAATCATGGGACTGGTTTGCGATCGGGCGTTGGAAATAACTAAAAAACAAATATTATGAAGTATTGGAAAAATGGATTCTACGATGAACCGGTAGACGGTTCAGTAGAAATAACGGATGAGCATTACAATCAGCTATTAGATGGGCAGTCTAACGGTTTACTGATAGTTGAAAGTAAGAATGGATACCCGATTTTGGTAGAATATGAGTACGACATTGAAGAAGTGCGAAAAATGAAAATATCTGAAATACAGATATTTGACAAATCGACCGATGTCAATTCTTTTAAAATTGAAGGGGAAAGTATGTGGTTAGACAAATCCACACGTGTTGGATTATTTAACTCAATTTCGATTGAGAAAAATGCAGGGAAAACGCATACAATCCTGTGGTATGATGCAGTGAAGTATGTTATCCCTATACCTGACGCTTTAGCAATGTTGAATGCCTTAGAACTGTATGCGCTCAACTGCTACAATGTGACACAATCGCACATCGCAGCAGTCAGATCATTGCAGACTATTGAGGAAATCGAAAACTACGATTATACGATAGGTTATCCGGTAAAGTTGAGCTTTCTGGGATAACCAGTTTTGAAGTTGTATGCTTCAATTTCTTCTTTTGTTTCTAATTGATTGATAGCGTTGATATGCCTTTGTGTCGTATCATAGCACGCAAGGGCATACAATTCTAGCTGTTGTAATATGTCAATAGCTCTTTCGATTGATAAGACAAACTTTGTATCACCAATCCAGATACTTGTTTCAGATCGTCCGGCTTCTTTCTCAATATTGATTGAGTTCATAAGCCCGACGCGTGTAGACTTGTTTAGCCATCCCAATACTCCGTTTATACTGAACTGATTCACTGTTTGGGATGAATCGAACAATCGTAATTCATCAAGTTTTTGCGCTCTGGTTTCTTCGATAGTAGCTTCGTACACAACTAAGATCGGATAGCCTTGTTTGCTTTCAGCGATTATTAATCCAGCCGACTGCCCAGCTAACAACTCCTGATAATGCTCTTCCGTAATTTCTACGGAACCGTCTATAGGTTCGTCATAGAATCCTTGTTTCCAATACTTCATAATTCTTATTTTTAAAGTTTCCATCTACCTATTGCAAACCAACCATAACTTTCCCCAGCTATTGATCCATATTGAATTGATTTAGTAATAAAATAAGAAGTATATTTCCTGACTATCTCTTTTACAATAGGAGATGTATAGCTACTTATAACCGTAGTAATTACTGTGTAAGTATCATTGTAGAATGATGTAGACAAAAATACATATTGTTCACCTGTAGTACTGTTCATTGAGTTTGGAGACATATATCCCCATTGAATCAATAATCCATCTTCATATTTTCGATAACCGTTTTGTCCTAAGTTTTGCTCTTTAATTTGAGCAGCCTTAGTTCCGAGAGAACTTTGCCAAATTACAAGCAATAAAAGTAATACCAATTTTCTACTAAATCTATCCATAATCAAATTGATGTTATAATATTTCTATTTCCAACGGCCTATAGCTATCCAAAAGAATTTCCAAGAAGTAGGATATACTACATTACCACTTGTATATGTCATACCACCTTTGAAATAAGTAGTAGCTTTAGTGTTAATATAAGGGCATAAAACGACGGATTCAGCAGTAACGGCATATTCTGCACACATTGATATTGAATAGTAAGTGTTAAAAAAAGACGTAGAAAAAAAATAATTAGTAGCCCCTGAATACCCACCACCATATCCCCACTGAATCAATAGACCATCTGGTAGCTTATAATATCCATTTTGTCCAAGGTCCTTTGTCGTAACATTGGAAAAATCTTTTAACGCACAATTTGTCCCGAGAGAACTTAGGTGAATTAAACTACATTTTGAGTGATTTCTTTTAAATATTTTTCATTTTGATTTATTTCGTGACAATGCCGTTGATGTTGCGTGTAATATATTATTTTATCAATGATTCGTCTATCATTTCCTTACTTTTATGCCTATTATTCAATACATTTCTATTTGATGTTTATATTTTATGATATAATTCTAAGGACATGGTAACTTTATATAATGATGATAAGGAAATAAAAATCGAAGTAAAAGATGAAAGCTACTCTTATGAAGCTATCATGGGAGAAGATACACTCACTTTGTATTTTTCTCATCCGGGGTATATTGAAATTCCGGTTGGCTCCTGGTGTGACTTCTACGGGAAGCGTTATTCTTTGAAGAAGGATAGCAATTTCAAGAAGAACGGTGAACGTAACTTCGAATATACACTGATTCTTGAAACAAGCAAGGCTGATACGACGTTATGGAAAGTACGCCATACCGTTGACAGAAGTATTAAGTTCTCATACACAGCTAAGGCACACGAACATCTACGTCTACTCGTTGAGAACCTGAACCGCCGGAGTACCGGTTGGAAAGTCGGTAACTGCATTGAGGGAACGGAAAAAGTAATCAACTACAATCACACCTATATTATTGATGCTTTAAACCAGCTAGCAGATACGTATGAAACAGAATGGCAGATTACCGAAGAAAACAATATAAAAACGGTTCATCTGCGTAAAGTTGAGTACAACAAGGAGAATCCTTTGAAACTGTCGTATGGTAAAGGTCACGGATTTAAGGTCGGCGTTGGTCGCGAATCCGGGGATATTCCACCCGAAATCATCCTTGTTGAAACCTCTGATCGTAACATTGATTACTCAACATACGGAGCTAAGAACCTGTTACTCCCAAAATCAAAGACCCTTGTTTACGAAGGACGGACGTATAAAACTGATGCGGACGGGACTTGTGTTACGCGTGCTGACAAAGAACTTGCTACCGCCAAGGAAGATAGCTTGGATTGCACGGCTATTTATCCTTCCCGTGTCGGTACCGTCAGTTCTGTGATTGAAGTCAACAAAGAGAATAACTTCTTTGACTTTGTAGACAAAGACATTCCCGAAGAGTTAAATTTCGAAGATTGTCTCATCGCTGGAGAAAGTATGACTGTCATTTTCCAAACAGGTACGCTTACCGGCAAAGAGTTTGAAGTAAAGTACATTCATGAAGCGAAAGACAAGAAAGAGGCACGTCGATTCGAAATTGTACCGCAGGAAATCGACGGTATAACCATGCCAGAGCCGGAAGTCTGGCGTCCAAAGGTTGGTGATACATACGCAGTGTTCGGAATTCAATTGCCGAAAGCTTATATCTGTAACGATAGCACACAAACGGGTGCGAGCTGGGAAGCTTTCAAGGAAGCAGCAAAATACCTGTATGAACATGAAGATAAATCATTTGTATTCATTGGGACATTGGACGGCATCTGGGCGAAAAAACGCTGGTTACAGATAGGTGGAAAGATCATGCTAGGTGGATATGTGAACTTCTCCGATACACAGTTTCATCCAGAAGGTTCTCTTATTCGTATAATCGGAATCAAGCGCTATGTTAATAATCCATATTCTCCGGAAATAGAGTTGTCAAACGAACCGGTCGGTACATCTGTTTCAAGTGATCTGAATAAGATTGAGACGAACAAAGTGGAGGTGGATGCCAAGCATAAGGACGCCCTGCAGTTTACTAAACGTCGGTTCCGTGACGCAAAGGAAACGATGTCTATGCTTGAAGATGCACTGTTGAACTTCTCCGGTTCTGTCAATCCAATAACCGTTTCAACCATGCAACTGCTTGTAGGTGATGAAAGCCTGCAATTCCGTTTTGTTAATTCAAAAACGAATCCGGCACAGGAATCTCACAATATCACCTATAACGCCAATACTAAGATACTGAACGCTCCAGCAGGAATCATTCAGCATTTGACACTCGGTATTAGTTCTCTTTCTTCTTCTCATAAGGCAGACGAATATAAGTACTGGGATATGGCTGAATACAATTCTCCGGCACTCATTGACCCGAACAAGAAGTATTATCTATATGCTAAAGTTGGCAAGGAGAATCAAACCGGAACATTCCTCTTGAGTGAAACTGCTATTAAAATGGAACAGATAGCTGGATATTATCATTTACTCACTGGAGTGCTTAACAGCGAGTATGAAGGTAGTAGAAGTTTTGTTCAGCTATACGGATTTACTGAAATTCTGCCGGGCCGCGTAACAACAGAAAGAATCCTTTCGCCGGACGGTGATACATATTTCGATCTGGTAAAAGGTGAGATAGGCGGTAACATTCAAATAAAAGCTGGTTCTTCCGGATTGGAAAATCTGTCTGAATGGGAAGATGCTCATCAGGAAATAAAGGATGCAGCTAAAGCGGCCAAGGATGCTGCTGATTCAGTGGAAGGACTTCATAATTATGTGGATGGAGCCTTCGCTGACGGAATTATAGACGAAGCAGAAGCAAAAGCTATTGAGAAGTATATCAATACTGTCAACAATACTAAACAGGCTATCGAAGCAACTTACAATAAACTCTACACGAATGTTTATTTATCCGGTCCTGCAAAGATTAGTTTGCTTAATGCTAAGGTTAATTTAATGGGGAGTATTGAAAGCCTGATTAATGCTATCAATACGATCATCGCTGACGGACAGGCCACTGTAGAGGAAAAAAGAGAGGTAGATAATAAGTTTACTCTGTTTAATTCAGCCTTAGCGACTTTCAACACAGCTGTTGAGGAAGCTAATAAGGCAATACAGGATAAACTAAAGGAATATTCCGACGAGGCACTGAAACAAGCGATACAAGCTTTAGAGGACGCTGCGAACGCAGCCAAGGCCGCGCAAGATGCAGCCGATTCAGTCGATGGCTTACATGACTACGTAGATGGAGCTTTTGCTGATGGTATTATTGACGGGGCGGAAGCGAAAGCAATAGAGAAGTATCTGAATACAGTTAAGAATACGAAATCTGCCGTTGAAGCTACATATAATAAACTATACGTGAATGCCTATCTGGAAGGCTCTGCTAAAACAGATCTACTTAATGCTAAGGTTTCTTTGTCAGGTGCAATTGATAATCTTATTGCTGCAATAAATACGGCTATTGCAGATGGACAAACGACTGTTGAGGAAAAAAAGAATGTAGATGATAAGTTCGCTTTATTCAACTCTGCTTTAGCCAGTTTCAATACAGCTGTTGAAGGAGCAAACAAAGCTATTCAAGACAAACTGAAAAGCTATTCAGATGAATGTACTGCTGATTTGAAAGTGCTCAATACTCAAATCTCCGCACAAGTAACTCGAGTTGATAGCTTGACGCAGCGGATAGATACTGCCGGATGGATTACCACAGCAGACGGTAATAAGATATATGCTTCTAAAGAACTGGAAAACGGCAATACGCTTATATCTTATATTAACCAGGCAGCCGGAGAAACAACGATTCATTCATCTAAAATTAATTTGGAAGGTGCTGTTACAATTACCGCACTGCATAGTGATCTGCAGACAATGATTAATTCTAAGATTGATCGAGACGGATTGGGTAATTTGGCATTTGAGGATGCCGTGGAGTATGCGAAACTAGGCACTACCATCGTTGTAGGTGGATATCTAAATACTGACTATATTCGTGTGAAACGTATTGATGCGGACGGCGCAAAGGTTGGAGGATTCACGATTGATAACGGTCGGTTAGTCTGGAAAGCAGGTGATTATTTCGGAGATATTTCCCGCAGCCTGAAATTGGGATATAGCACCAACTCGAAAGAAGGTGTAGTACATGTTACTTTCAATCCAGCCACGGATGGTAATTTCGGTATTTCCGCTATTGGGGCTGGTTTTGGAGGAAGTTCTGCGATTTATGGATCTGCTAATCTTAAGACTCCTAAATATCCCGATAATTATATTTATGCGGGTTTCTTCGATGGCAACGTAAGGGTACTAGGAGATGTAACGGCAAATGGATTCTTTCCGAGTAATGGCAATGGGGGGTATTGGTCTGTTATTTCAGATAGCACAATTACACTTTTAGATCCTTCTACACGAGGAAAGACTTTGCATATAGTAAAAGGGTTAATCGTTGAAATAAAATAAAAATTATGAAAGTAAATCTAAACAGAAACTTACTCGACTTTAGAGGTCGGGAGTTTGTCGAATTGGTGAATGGTAAGGAAAGTAAGAAATCTCTTCGTGATTTGGTGGCAGAGGCATTATTTGCAGCAGGCTCTAATCCACAGAAGAATATGGAAACTTCCAAGAAATTACGAGCATATAAAATGCTACAACAGATTATTAACAATCGTGGAGTACTTGATATTGAAACGGAAGATGCTGCTCTATTAAAAGAAATTTGTGGAGAGTATCTTACTGCAGGTACGTACGGACAAATTTATGATTTAATAGAAGGAGGAAACAAGGAATGAACATCACAGCAACTAACAGTACTGCAACAACTAAGGTTACAGACACTATCAGAGTTAAATACAGAATATCAACCCGTGGTACCGAAGCGGTGAAAGATATTACTGCCGAGATTGTCAAAGATGAAACGACTGTCGGCTTCTTCAATATTTCGCGAAATGGAGTAACCGGATTCTCGCTACATGAGGATCATGGGCTAACCTCTGGCGAAGTGAAACAAGTATTTCAGACAGCTATTGATGATTGTAGCGAGGTATTAAAATAAAGTATTAATATTTTAGATTAAAATGATATGGATTATTTCAAAAACTTACTTATTGGATTGGTTACCGGCATAGCTGCTTATCTCAATCCTATTTCTGGGGAGATCAAAAGTCTTATTGCTGTATTTGCCCTCAATTTCATTTGTGGACTGCTTACTGCACTCCTTATCAATCATGAGAGTTTTTCTTTTAAAAAGGCTTGGAGGTGTATCGTAGAAGCAACTATTTTCTTTGCCTTGGTTAGCTGCATCTACTTTATTGGTGAACACAAAGGAAATCCGGAAGGTGCGCTACAATGTGTTTCATTTATTACGTATAGCGTTTTCTATTTCTACGGGGTAAATATTCTAAGGAATATCAAAGAAATTCTACCCAACTCTAGTAATGGCTATAAGGTAGTAGCTTTCTTGCACTATGTATTAAGTGTCGAGTTTATAAAGAATATCCCTTACTTAACGAACTACTTACAAAAAGGAGGTGCAAAATGATTGAAGTTTTGGAGTTTATTTTTCAAGATTCTTGGCATTGGCTAGGAACAGCCATTTTGATAGCTATCATTTTTCGTGTCAATTTGGTAAAGATTGGTCCAATAACAAAGAATAAGGAGGAGAAGAAATGAAGAAAATTGATGCAATTATCATCCATTGTTCGGCAACACGTGCCGGACAGGATTTGCGGGCGAAGGACATTGACCGGATGCACCGGGCTCGGGGATTCAATCAGATCGGTTATAACTTCGTCATTGACTTGGACGGAATGATAGAGAACGGTCGCCCGCTTTCCATCGACGGGGCACATTGCAATACGAAAGGTTTTAGTGATTCATCCTATAACAGACATTCCATTGGTATCTGTTATATCGGTGGTCTGGACGCATCAGGAAAGCCGGCAGATACGCGTACAATTGCTCAAAAAGCTAGTTTGCGGCAATTAGTTGCTAAACTCTGTAAAGAGTATCCCATAATCGAAGTACTCGGACATCGTGACACTTCGCCGGATCTGGACAGCAGTGGTGAAGTAGAACCTGCAGAATACATTAAAGCGTGCCCCTGTTTTGATGTGCGTTCCGAGTTCTCCAACTTCTTGCGTAATACAGTAGTTCGACCATGAAGGCTCTAATCTATATAACCATGTTCCTGATGTCGGGAATATGGTTTGCTTCATGCCGAACTCAATATGTACCGATAGAGACTGTAAGAACCGAATACAAGACGCGTGACAGTATCCGGCATGACAGCGTATATCAGCAAGACAGTGTGTATGTACTTGTCAAAGGAGATACCGTATATCAGTATAGATATAAGTACCTGTACAAGTATCAATACCTAAACAGGACTGATACGGTGATTAAGATTGATTCAGTGCAGGTGCCTTATCCAGTCGAAAAGCAGTTAAGCCGGTGGCAATCTATTAAAATGGAATTGGGCGGATGGGCGTTCGGGCTAGTTATTGCTTTTGTTTTGATAATAATAGGACGAATAGTATATAGGTATAAGAATAAGTAGTACTTTTGCATCGGAATTCCCATAAATTCCAAATCCGCAACGGCGGAAATTATGCCCTGACTGAATAGCCGGGGCTTTTTTATTTGAATAACTTTCTATACTTTTGTCGAAAAAATAAATGCTATGTCTGAAGAAAATAAATACGATCACGATTCCGTTCAGGAACTACTTACTTGGGCGAAAGAAACGCTTAGTAATAAATCATATCCTGATGGCAAATTTCAAATCAATAAAGCAACTACAGTACTAGACTGTGCTTCTTTTCTGTCATCAATGATACAAATGATTTCAAGGAACTGGGAGAATCCTACATTTTATCCTACTATCGACCAGCTGCGGGAATTTAGGACGAAAATAACAGAGATGCATTAATTAATGCAATATATTTATAATACAACAAGATATGGGAGAAAGACAAACCTTATTAAAATCAATTACAGAGGATATATACAGTGGTTCATTGATAAAATCTCCAAAGTTATCAATCTTTGAGATTGAATATTCTGGGCTAATAAATGAGGTGGAAAGAGTTTATTCAGCATTAGGAGGAACTTCTGAACAAATACCCATAAACTATGGTTCCTGGGATATTTCATTGAAAGACTTTTGTATTGAGCTTGACGAAGAAAGACATTTCAATCGATACCGACTTGAGACATTGGCTTCTTCTATCTACAATGATTTTCCCTTTTTTTCAGTTTCTAATTATAGAGAATATTGTTTAACAAAAGAAGAACAATGTTTAAGAGCTGCAAGTTGGGGAAATAATTGGAAAACAAACTCTTCTGATAAACATTTTGTTGTTAGTGGAGATTATGGTGATTTATCAGAAAATGGCAGTTCCAGATGGAGGCAAAGGGCTTTTTATGATTTCATAAAAGATTTGAATTCAGTTATAAGAAAAGTTCCTGTATTACGTATTTCTATATATGATACTTATAATGGTAGTACAGTAAATGAGATGCTAATTAAAAAGGATGTTCGTAATTTGAAAGCGTTCTTGAAGGATTTAAGAAAAAATATTTAGATATAGGTGAGGTAGCTTATTCGGCTACCTCTTCAATTATAAATAGTCTTCTCCCAATCGTCTAACACGGTTACATCCCAACGAGGAAGATCCGGATTAATATAGGTGACAGATTTACCATATACAGAGAAACTTTTGCCGATAAACTTACTTATTGCTTCATCCTCTCCTTTTTGCAAACTGATATTCATAAAGACATGCATTTCATCCCAGTTGGTTGGCCCAATGAACAAAGATTCAATGAGCCTACCTTTAACTGGAGCACCGACAACCTGGTCTTTTATTCGCTCAATGAGAGCAATTGCTTCTTCAAATGTCATATAAATAATTTTAGAACAAAGATAGCAAAAAGACAACTATTCTCTGTCATTCAATATACGATCTATTTTTGCAGAAAACTTTCAGTACGACTTCATAGAGATTTGGTATCCCCCACTACACTTCTACTAAAAAAGATATTTCCTTAGTTCTTCGATTGCCTGTGATGCGCTTCGGACTACCACGTACTTATTACGGCAACTTTCAGCCTGTTTTTGAAATTCTTTTTGATATTCTGATTGTTTCCCCACCTTCGTTTTAAACTCTATACAGAGAGAAGCAAAGCCCTTTTTGGGAATAAGTACGATCACATCAGAAACACCAGGCTTTACTCCTTGACGTTTCAGGTTAGCAGCTTCACGTATATGACGGCTTCCACCGTTCGGAACGGCAAATATAAGTTTGTCAGGTATATTAGGAAAATATAGAGGAATAAGTTTAAAAAACTCTGTTTGTATGCGAGCTTCCTCGTTATTATGTACTTCTTTTGAACGTGGAGGATTACGCTGATCTGCATAGCAATTATAACACATAAAGTCGGTACCAGTTTTAATAACCGATACCGTTTCTCTTCCACATAAAATGCACTTTTCTTTAGTCATTATTCAAAATAAGCTAAATTGTATTGGTCTTCTACCTACTACTGCTATCGTTCTCTCATGAATCGGGCACTGCGAAGCATAGGGACATCTCCCTGACATAGCAGAAAGATGCGCTCCATGCCATTCATCCCAATCTGTTACATTATTAGCAGAGAGGAAAGTTATCAGTTTCATGCAGCAGAAGCCACGTTCTTTCTCCTGACCTCCTGCAACTTCGAATAATCCATTACTCTGTGGACGTTTCATTCAATTCTATCTTATTTTGAATGTTAATCTTCTTCTACAAAGGTGTTAGTTGTGTTTATCACACCAGCAGAATCAACACTCTTGCCATCACGAATAAACACTTTCTCACGCATTAGCTCTTCATAGTCGTATCGTGACATTCCGATTACACATACACGCCCATCAACATACAATTTACATTTCATCAAATCGGTTCCTTCGACCGGACCGATAACATCTATTTGAATTGTTCTTTTACTCATAATTAATTTGATTTGAATTATTTAAAAATTCTCCTTAATCCTAAATTAACAGCATCAGTCTTGGCCTCATTGGACGGGTGCACATATATGTTTAACGTGGTACTCACGTCTGAATGCCCAAGGATGGTCGACACAGTTTTGACATCAATCTTATTCTCAATAAGAGTTGTAGCGAAAGTGTGCCTAAGCCCATGATACTTGATACAATGGTCCAGTTTTACTTTTTCAAGTATAAACTCCTTATAATAATTGCGTAACGTCCGTGGCTCCGTATAGTGTTCATCGCAAGTGCATACATAGTAATTGGGATTACATACGGCAGCAAACTTCTTTACCAGAGGAAGAATATTCTTTAAAATGGGAATGTATCTATCGGAGTTTGAAGTTTTGGGAGTACCAATCTCGATATGGGTTCTTGCCTTACCAAATACCCCTTCATTATCCGGCACATATACACGTTGCAAAGTCTTGCATACATGTATGGTTTTGTTTGTAAGGTCTATATCTTCCCATTGCAAGGCACATACCTCACCGACACGCATGCCGGAGCATATCGTCAGTAAAATCCCAAGATTCCGAGGAGACGGGTTCTCCAAAGAGTAATCCACTATCTTCTTATATTCAGCCGGAGAATAACGTTCCAGCTTTTGAGCAGCTATCTTGTTTTTACTTGGCCATATCATCTTCCACGTAATGTTATGTACCTCAAGGTCCAGATCTTCATCAGCGAATCGAATCAACATCTTCAAAACTATTAAAATGTCATTGCAAGATTTCACGGATAATCCTGACGTATCCATCAGTTCATTTAAAAATGGAACAATGTTTTTCTTATTCAACTGCTCTATCTCCATACCTCCGAATGCAGGAGCCAGCTTTTTTATATATATCAGTTGATAAGTAGACAATGAACTAAGCTTTACCTGCCTTTTCTTTACATGAACCCATTGTTTATACACATCATCCAACTTCATGATTTTTGTTTTATTACATCGTTAATATCAGCTTTGATAATCTCTGAAAAAGCAAGAGGATCATCTTTGCGATTGAGCAAGATATACTTTTGCTTCACTTTCATGGTGAGTACATCTCCATGGTAAACATATCCCATGATTCCGCGAATAGACAAGTTGAGAAGCAGTATGGGAATAGACCTTACAGATAGATCCCAGCATGTGACCATGTTCAACGATGGTAAATACTCCCACGGGGCAACCTTATTGCGGCGTTGCTGCCAGTCGGCAATTATCATAGAACCATTTCCGGCTGTCGGCTCATGTACATGCCCACTTTGACCGGTCAAAGCCGAACAAAGAACGCCAAGAGAAGCGGGGGTAAAAAACTGCCCTTTCTGTTTACTCTCTGCCAGTTCAAATTCATATAACTTCTGAAACCAGTCGTAAGACATGTCATTTCCGTTCAACCGGATAAGTTCGCGGAAAACTTTATTCCTTCGCTCCAAATCCCCTTCCAATAAGAGCATTATGGCATTAGGAAGGTCATTAATATCTTCGAGGTCGAAGATTCTACATACATCTTGACTCGTCATTGTTTATAGTCTATTTCTGCTAACCAATCATTGTCACTTTCAAAATACATCTTATAACCTCTCACTGTTTTATGCCCTTTCTTTTTCAGACAGACGTCACTGATGTGAGAAGCAGTGATATTCAGCTTTTCACCGGCAGATATTACCGAATCATACCTACCGACTAACTTTCCATCTTTAATTGCTACAACCGCCTTCTTGTTAGTACCGCCACCAGTTTTATGAGGCATGCTACGTCCTTTTTCCAAATTCTTTAAGCATCTACGTTTACTCCATCTTGAATGGAATTTCAGCTTCTTCCCCTTGTTATGAGGAGTGTGCCCTTTTAAAAACCTACCATTTACTAAATTTATTGTAGGGCGTTCTATTGGTATATACAATTCACTCATATCTTATTTGTTTTACTCTAATTGATTCGTACATACTTACCTGCGATATTGCAAGCTCTTAATATCTCCGCATTATCTTCACCGAAAGCGATTAAGATACTACCGCAACCGGGAAAATCTCCACGGGTTCCATCTGGACGGAAGAACCTAATCCGGTTGCGCAAAAACTTCATCGCTGTTGCCTTCTCGAATATTACGTCTTGAAACATCTTTGAATCGCAACGATTAAAAAGCAATGCTATGCCGTTACCATGCTCCGCCAACCGTTTAACAAATTTCTCAATAAGCGGACGGGAATAAGGAGGATTAAGCCAAACACGACCTTCCCATTTCCGAGATAATCCATCTATATTCTTGTCGTACATCACAACAGCCGTCCTCCACAATGGATTTAAAGGTGCACATGGGTCTAAATCAAACCTTCCTAACGCATTTATAATTTCTTTTGGCGTGTACCATTCATCAGTAGCAGTAGCCGTTCTTTCAAAGGTTGTATTCATTTCTAATTTTGTTATGGGATAATTAATTCGGGATTATCATAGATATTACCAATCACGATAGTATCATCCATTTTTGTAAGATCAGATTGCCCGAAATAGAATAAATTTCGACCATTAGAAAGTTGAAAACGACAATTATCATATAGGATAATAGCTGTATATTCTTCTGGTTCAAAACCAAATGTAATAGTGTGAAGAATATCCCCTTCATAGATTTCTTTTCCGTTCTTGTCGAATAAGCCTGTGAATTGTCCCACAGTTGTAGTTTCTACCTTACTTCTATTAAACATTTCAGTAGCTTCGCATCCATATTGGGAAAGTTTCTTGCTGAAAATAGCCATTTCACCACTTTCGTACTGAATCAAGTCACCAAATATCCATTCGTTATTATATAAGTTTTTACCTCTGAATTTTATTGTTCTCATATTCATTACTATCTTTATGTTATTCGTCAATTACTTCTTATTCCCCTTGCATTTCTTGCAGAGATAAAGCCCTGTATCTTCATCTCTACCCTCTGATTTCCACATATCAGACATACAATTATCGCAATATGTAGCCTCACTTTCATCTTCACATGCTCCACAAAAGTTCTTTCCCTCAATCTCGTAATGACAACCTTCGGAATAACTATCATACAATCTCTTACACACGTCACACATTTCTATCGAATCCGGTAGTATGGGGAAGTGTTCTTGTAGATACCAAATAACAGTACTTGATTGCTCTGGAGTAAGTTTAACTTTATACTCATCACCTAAAGAAATTCCTTCTGGAATATCACCCTGCAAAAAGGAATGAAACTCTTGAATCCATTCTAAATCGCTCCAATCACGATTAGAATTATTCTTTTGAAGTTTAATCTCATTCTTATTCATTTCTTATCTTGTTTTACGCAAATCCTTGAATATTCTTCAAGAATTTGCAAGTTATTACTTGTTCCTATTCACTAAAACACTTGGTCTTTTAACACTTTCGAGTTTTAGTAACTCTTTAGTTGCATCAATATCGATGAAATTAGTCCAACCAGCTTTATGTAACATAATAGCCGCTTCCCTGATTGTCAGGGAGCCGGTTATTACTCTTTCCCTCAATGATTCGAATATGCCTTTCATTTTTGCTTTGTTTGAATTATTCTTCGTCGTCATAGTCTGAATCAAAGATGCGAGCAACCATATCGACAATATTTTCTTCTATATCCTCGGTAGAACCTGTTACAGCATTAGCGATATTTTTCTTCTCTTGAATTATTCGATAAACCTTTTCGTCAATAGTGCGCCGACCAAGGAAGTAGTAACAGGTAACAGAGTCTTTTTGCCCGATACGGTGTGCCCGGTCTTCACACTGACAGCAATCAGCATACGTCCAAGGGAATTCAACAAAAGCGACATTACTTGATGCAGTAAGCGTTAAACCAACTCCAGCCGCTTTTATCGAGCAAATGATTATATCCGCTTTCGGGTTGTTCTGAAAAGCGTCTACGGCTCTTTGCTTCTCGTCCTGTGAGTCTCTTCCGGTAACCGATACAGCGGTAGGAAAATAACGTTTCAGTTGGTCTACAACTTCATGAAGCGAACAAAAGAGAATTATCTTCTTTCCATTCTCTCGGAAGTCTTTCACAAATTCAATCACATCACGTACTTTGCCGCGAGCGGAGATCTGCCGTAGAATATTGATACGTACCATCACTTCACCGCGCATTGCCTTAGCTATCTTATCGTCGTCAGCATCCTTGTATTTCTGTAGATACATAATAAGGTCGCGTTCTGCATCCATATACTCTTTGCGATTTGTGATTTCGCAAGTATTCACCTGCCGTATTTTATCGGGAAGATCTGTGAGGACAAGTGACTTTTCACGACGAAACATACAGTACTTCCATAGGTTAAAATTCAATTCTCTCAAATTTGATGCTTCTCTCTGTCCGGAACAGTATCTATCAACAAATGGTTTATATCCACCGAAATCGTTCATTCGGTCTAAAATAGCCAACTGCGGAATCAAATCTTTAGGCCGATTTACCACCGGTGTTCCCGTCAATTCAATAACCCATTCTTTGCCGGTACAAATACCTTTGCAAAACTTAGCCTGCTGGGTTGATGCAGATTTGCAACGATGGCTTTCATCAATGATAACAGACTTGAATAAATTGATTGAGTTTCTAAATTCCACATCTCGCAGCGTCCAGCCTTCAGCTTTCTTTATACGTTGTACAAAGTACTTCTTTAATGATTCATAGTTAACAATAAATACCTGGTGCATTCCTGTCTGAAAGAAAAAAGTCCATGTATCACGTACCTTATCGGTTAGGATCATCGCCTTTTTATCCGTAAACTTCTCCCATTCACGTTGCCAGTTGATTTTTAATGATGAAGGGCATACAACAAGACAAGGAAAAGCGTCTGCGAGGTTAATTGTTGCTATACTCTGCAATGTCTTACCGAGTCCCGGTTCATCACAATTCATAAACCGTTTTAGTTCTAGTCCTCGAGCAATGCCTTTAAGCTGATAAGGATAAGGCTGGATTTTCAAATTGTGCGGAACGGTTAAATTCGGCAATTCTGGAATATCATAAGCGATATCCTCCTCCTTTTTTTCTGTACCATTTACCCAATTGATATTCTCAAATTGTCGTATTTGATAAATCATTCTTTCAAGGTCAACTCTACTCCGAGCTGGAACTATCCAAACTTTTTTTGCACCGTCAAAACGTCTTCCTGGAATTTGTCGGACCCTATCTACAATGGAAGTTCTATACTTGAATGATAATTCAAAATTATCTCCTTTTAATTCGATATTCATGATTTAGAGTATTTTATAGGGGGATAATCTCCCCCTATGGTGATTGTAAGTTATGCGGTCGCGTCAAGAGGTGCAGGAGCATCTATCTGTTTTTTTCGCCCTCTCTTCTTCGGCTTTTCTTCTTCCATTACGATAGCTTCTTCCGGTTCATCGGTTTCGAAATCGAGACGTTCTTGTCTGATTCCCCATTTCTCTTCAAACAGGTAACTTTCTACTTCAGCATCGCATGCAGCAGCATCAATACTCAATTCTTCATAGTAAGGGTAATCTGCATCAAGGAGAGGAACGAAGATTTTCAAGTCAACGACTTTGCCGGACTGAAGAAGTTTGGATCCTATGATAGTTATTCCGGAAACCCCATCGACACTGTCGTTCGCATAACCTGTAATAATATAGTTTTCTAAGGTTTCTGCATAGCCAGGAGAAGTAAAACTATCCTTATCGATTTTAGATGCTTCCGGCTGCTCACACAATACGACAAGATGCAATTTAAGACGGCTAAACGCTTCTCTTAAATCACTGTGAATAATCTGATCACAGCTCTTGTTTATTACATTTGTGTAGTTTGATTCAGAAAAACGCTCATTGTACACTACATTCAGCCGATCTTTCTTAACGACTGCCTTTTTGATCTCATTTTTTACTTGTTCCATAATCTTCTTTAGTTGATAAAGTGATAATACTAAACGTTGATACAACTCCCATGACGGCGGCCGTAGTTATTTCTCTTGATGTTGCATCTTCTCTTTGAGAGAAAGATAATGCTGTAAACAGGCCGATAACGGCCAGTCCGATTGTGATTTTTTTCAGGGTTCTCATAATGATTACTTTTTATTGTTATACATACTGGCCATTTTCATTTCCTCTTTTGCTTTACTTATCACAGTTACACACCATGATAATTGATGTGTTGCTGTCCGGTTACAACGTTCGCACCAATCGACGAGATATCGCTCCTCCCGGCATAAAGAACTAATTAGGGCATTTATCGCTGTTGCTGTCGCTTTCGCATTTTTAGCTGTATCAACGAGTGTTTGCATGACCTCGGACTTCATTGTCTCATTAAGCCAGTATTTCGAGTCTGCAAGCAGTTTGCCGGAGCGAGCAACATATACAGCCAGGTCATTGCCACGCTGTACGGCTTCTTCAGCATTTTCGCTCATTGTGATATTGAGAAAAGAATCAATATTTTGTAATTCAGCCAAAATTTGTTCTTTTGGAGTGATTAGTAAGTTCATATTGTTTTCACTTAAAATATATTTAAACCATTAGTTGCCACCATTTAAAAGCAAGGTCTTCGTATTTCTCTTTCCCCTTGATATACGTAGGGTGGTTACGGTCGGTGATAAAATGCTTGAAGATTTTACAGTTCTTTTTTGAGATTGCGTAGATGAAATCTCTATTGCTCCCTGCAATATCCATATACCAGGCACGGGAACGGTCCCAGTCGAAAAAGTCGATAGCTTCATCAAATTGCGCCTGTGACTCTGCAAAAGTCGTTTTTAAATCACCTCCAAAATTGTAAGCAGACAACCACCAATCCCATTTACATCGTGTATCAAGATGGTAGGCAAAATTTCCATAATAGAACTCCTGCTGCTTATTTACCATGAACTTCTGTGTATCAGATTGCGCCAACACGACAGCCAGGAATTGATCTTTCTCCGCCTCTTTCCGGAGCGCCTTACGCATTTCAAGCCCTAGCTCAAATTCTTCTGTCGTATACAAGTAATCGTCTACCATCAGCTTGTCATACCGGACACGGTCATTCTCTGTGATAAGAGCATCTACGAGAGTACCGAACTTGAAAGCCTTTTCTTTATCCCCGTATTGAACACGGGGATAAAGATAGTTTTTAAGCTCTGTCAGATCTGAATTACTGACTTCCGAACGTGAATAGTATGAATCGGGATTTGACATAATTATTTAGCTTTTACATCTGCTTCATAACGGATGAATTGTGATTCAATATGTGTCTGATCTTTACTGTTTGCTTTCTTCTCACAGTATACAGTCATCTTTTTAAAAATCTTCTCTAACTCATCAAAAGGAAGAGTCTGCCCCTCGCCTATCCACCACATCTGAAATATTTCCAGGTATCCTTGCTGATGAAGAACAACAATCTTTTCTTTTACCTTAGCGTTTGTCGGTGGAGGTGCAACAGATGCAGCAGCACCAGCAAAAAGATTACCGATTGAGCTTTGTTGAGTTTTCATTGCAACCTCCTGCCTATCTGCTTCTTCCTTTCTCTTTAACTCTTGTAATTGTTTGGCTGCCTCTTCTGCTTCTCGTTGTTTGCGCAATTCTTCTGCTTTTGCGGCTTCTTCTGCATTTGCCAAGCGAAGCTGTTCCAGTTCAGCCAACTCTTTACGCTTAGACGGAATACGGTCGATAAGATCTTGTTTAACACTTGAAATTTTAGCCTTATACTGTTGAGCATATTGCTCATATTTACCCAGCAATGTATTTTTGCGAATCTCTGCTTTTATCTCCTTATTGATATAATAGGTAGCATATTCAGCAGTGAATTTATCAAAATGAGCTTTCGGGTAATCAGTTTGGAAAACAGTTATACCGATTACTTCTCTATCAAAGTTTACATAAGTCAATCCCGAAAAAATATTCTGCAGCTCGGTTACCTTAGAAGATAGATATGAACTGAAATAAGAAAGAAGTCCATTTTCTATTGCTTGTTGATAGCTTACCTTTTCATTATTGATTAATACTCTTTGCTCGGCTTCTTTCTTTCTCTTCTGCTCTTCTTCATATTTGAACTTAGCATACTCATTGCGCTTTGCTACAAGCTTTCCGGGGATTGTAGAAGAATCCTTAGGATCAATTTCTTTTTCTTGTGAAGTAAAGAAAGAACGAACTTTGTCGAATATCTGCGTGATGGGCTTGCGACGTTCGTCCATATTCTTGAGAGTAGTATTTACTTTTTTCAAGAAGTCAGCTGCAGCCTGATCTATCGTTTCATTCATACCTTCTCCCTCGATTGTATCAAGGAGAGCCTGCCCTGCTTCATTACATTTTTTTACGGAGAGAGTATTCCTTCCCATAATTTCGGGAAAAGATGAAAAAATGTTTTTTACTTCGTCTATTTTGATTAATTCTGTTGCCATAATCGTTTTCTTAAATTGGTTAGTAATAGCTAGAAGCCTCCGTCTGCATCATCGTCAGATACTGCCACTTGAACGGGCTCCGGAGCGTCTAATTGTTTTTCTTCCCCAAAAGGTATTTTGGTATCATCTGCAGAGGCTACAGATTGAACAGGCTCATTAACCTTTTCTTCATCTACTAGCCCGTAATCAATAACAGGTTCTTCCTGTTGTGTCTCCATAGATGTATAATTGCCCGTTCGCACTTTTGGATATGCATCAAAAGCATGTTTAATCATTTTGTTTTCAAGGAATCCGGTATCAATAAATCCACCGTTAGAGGTATACAGGGAGTTTGCAGTTCCCTTGTTTTGCTTTGCAGAAAAGGTTGATAGACGCTTCCAATCAGATTCCATCATCCAAGAATAATCAACTGACCCATCATTGCGTACAATGCGGATAAATACGGCAACCGGCTTATCTGATTTTCTCGGGAAAGCTCCTTCGTACTCTATAGATTTAGCACCATTTACTCCGATAATAGGGCGGAATTTGTCACCTTCAAATACTACTACAGGATTATCTACATAGCGGACCTGTCCGGCGCGTTGTCGCATATATACTTCACCGTAGGCAGAAACAGTAAGTCCTGCTCGCTTTTCCCACATATCACCGCTAGGAGTCTTTACCTTAACGTTACGGGGAATTAAATAACACTGTGGCCTGCCTGATTGGTCAAGTGAAAGACCATTCACCGCCATATCAAGAAAACAACCAAAGAGGGACAGTTTTGTACATTCCTGTAAAGCTGGCGTTTCAGTCAATAATTTATTGAAATGAAACTTCTCGCGGTTATAAATCTGTTCACCCATTTCTGTGCCCCAAATAGCGTTATACATGCCGACAAACTTCTGTTCAACTTTCTCATTTTCGACAATTTTCGTTGCTGGAAGTGCGTTAAGCTCCTCCACTTTGATTTGAATACTATTACTCATAATTATTTAATTATTAATGATTTAATCTCCTTGATATACTCCACGCCTATACTCTTCCATTAGGAGTATATCTTCAGCCGTAGGTTCTTTTCTGATATCTGTTTTTGATGAACTACATTTGATGGGAGAAGGACTGTAATTTTTAATAGCGCTTTCTCTTTCATCCAACTGCTTTCCTATCTTATCCTGTAATTCCTTTAATAAGGAAGATCCTTGTTTAACTTGTGTCATACAGCTGTCTGCATTAATTGTTTGATGATATTGTCCGGAACTTTATTATGCAAATCCATCATTGCGCTAGCTGTTTCCAGTTCTGACCGCTTCACATAATATTTTCCTCTTTCCTTATTATTTGCCGGATAAAACTTAATCCAGGCTTTTTCGCGCCATTCTGTAATCAGGCGTTTTCCGTATATATCTTCCGCTTGTGATATAGTTACTACTTCGGGAAGTAGCCCTAACATCGTCAACGTTTGAACAGTTCCGATCTTAATACATCGTGCGACCATCATTTCGAAGCAATTTTCCATAATCTCTAATTAGGCTGTTTCTTTGTTTTACTTTTGAATGGTGTTGAGCTTTTAATTACTGAAACACACCTGCATCTCTATGCTATGCTGCCTGATTAATATTGATTAGAGTTCATATACTTCTTCAATCCTATTTCTTCGTATTCTTGCCCGCCGACTCCGGTTAAGGTCGTTGTTGCAGTCAAATGCAATTTGAAAGGCAATAATTCCAAGAAATGAAAGAGCGATTAATGATTTCTGTAATTGCTTGAAGTCTATATTTAGAGCAAAGACTCTATTTATCCACCAAGCACCAAGTTCGTTCAATTTGCTGGTCCCCGTCTTTTTGTAGGCCTTATCTAACAGGACATTTACCGTTCCGTAGGCAGTACCTAATCTATCTGCAATCTCCTTCTTTGCCAAGCCACAAGCAGCCAGTCCCGCTATTTGATTTTCCCGCTTGGTTAGGGCAGAATCAGCTTGCAGTTCCATGATGCAAAGTTTCCAATTCGGCTGCCGCCCTAGAGACTCCTTTGGTAGCTTCCAAAGCTTCATTAGCCATTCTTACAGCGACATTCAATACTTTAGCTTTGTAGGTTGAACGAGCGGAAGCAGGTTTGTTGTTGAGGATATTGTGCACTGTACCCTGTGAGCATCCTACTTCCTTCGCAATCTGCTTTTCGTATCCGTAAGGCAGATTAGCTTTGATAGTTTCTAATTGATTTTCCATATACATTATTATATTATAGTAATTAGTTCCCTGGAAAGCGACCAAGCCTGCCAAGGACAACGTATCGCTGTTGCGCGGATGATTAAAGATTCATTCTATCTCGTAACCTCTTTCAGATTCTCCATTACCGGAAGGCGCATTCTCAAAGGGTTTGCATCGAAAACTAAACCTGCATGCTTTATTATTTTAGTCTTTGACTTCTTCGCAAGTTTCTCCGAGCCAAGCGACACATTCTGTTGTACCCCTAGTAAAGTCTACTGCCTTATTTTTAGGATTGAATTTACCCTCAACTATATCTCCTTCTTTTACTCCTGCTTCCTTTTTTAGCTCCCATAGAAGCCATTCGTTACCAGTTGAACCGATTACATTCTTGATTCTCACTTTCATGAC